GGCATTCGGCGAGGACTGGAAAACGACTTCGTCCGAAGAATGCACGATGCATCTGGACTGTGGGATGCACTTATGCACATTCCAGACTTGCCTTCAGCTGTTCCCTACAGCCGGGCCACTGTTGATGAGGAGGCGGAAGAGTTCTTGTTCGAGAACGGATGCGAGCCTCGGAAGATTCCGATGATGGGAAACTCGATCGGCAGCCTTGATCGCCCCTTTGCCTTGGTTCACTTTCCCCGTCTGAACGAAGCGCTCTCCTACAGGAATATCGACATCAGCTCCGTCAAGGAGTTGTGTCGAGCGAACAACCCTGTCCTCTTTGAGACCCTCCAGTCTCACTGGAGGAATCGCGAGGCAGATCACCGCGTACTGGGTGACATCAATGCCTCCATCGAAGAGTACCTGCAGTACCGGCAGCACTTCATGCGAGTGGAGGATTGACGTGTCACGCGGAAAAGGAACGCCAAACGAGTTCAGGGTACTCGACAGTACGTACTCTGTATCCATCGAAGTGCAACGCTCGCGTACAACTGTCACTGCAAATGACAATGGGTACTTTGATGAGCCAGAGCGAACATCAGCCGGAAGGCTGGCAAGGATCGAGCTGACGGCCCGGACACTCGAAGAGCTTGTCCTGAAGATCAAGCAGCACGCCGACCTACTGGAGGACGAATGACCAAGGTTATCTTCGAGAATGCCACGATTCGTGACGTCATCAGCAAAGCGGCTCGGATCGCCCCTACGAAGGGGTCGGCCTTTGATCAGGCCGCTGGCATTCTGGTTGAAGTCGATGCACAGAGTGGGGAGGTGACTGTGCGCGCCAATAACACAGAAGTCTTCTACATGGAGATCGTGGATTCTGTTGAGATCCAAGGCGATTCGTGCGTCTGGCTTCTCCCGAGCGTCCTCCTGGACGGGATTTGCTCAAAGCTTCCCGTCCAGTCCGGTGCCAACACCACCTTTCTTCAGGACGGCAATCAGCTCAAGATCAGCCAGAAGCGAATGAGGGCAACGATTCGACTTCAGGACCCTACTTACTACTCCAGGTGGGATGCATTCGATCCTGATGATCTCACGCCCGTTTCGGACTTCGGCGGCAGACTTCAGCAGGTACAGTGGGCTGCCTCCAAGAGTGGAACCCCTCCGCTGACTGGAGTCAACCTCAATGGAACTGTTGTCTGTGCGACTGATAACTATCGAGTTGCAATGGCACCCTGTGAGATTCCAAACTTCACAGAGGAGTCTCTGACTATCCCGGCGGCAACTTTCGCTCCACTCATGAAGGCGCTTGGTGAAGTCAAGATCGGCAGAACAGAGCGACATCTTCTTGTGATGCCCGATGAGTCGACTCAGATCATGGCAACCATCTACGGACAGAAGTATCCTCCGATCGAGCGAATCATCAAGCGCGATGAGGCAAATGCAGTCATGGTGAATCGTGAGCATCTGCTCGAGATGATTGAGCAGGCAATGGTCATGGGACAGCGAGACCGTACACCCCTGCTGAAGATGATCCTCGGCCAGGAGGAGGTCGCCGTCCTCATGGAGGACCAAGAATTGGGTCTTCTCGGAAACGTTCTCGAGGTTCCGGGTCAAGCAGTTCATGGTCGCTTTTATGTCGGATTCACGCCTGACAACATCGTCTCCGCGCTCCGGGCTGCCCCGAATGCCGAGGTGACTCTTTGGTACACCGAAGGTATGCCAAAGAAGCCTGTCCGTCTCGATGGTGGATCAGGCTACGAAGTTCTCATCATGCCACGAAACCTAGAGAAGGGAGCTGATGATGAATGATCAGCTGAAACTGAAGTTCCTTGTTGTCGGCATTGTCGTCATGCTGCTGGCGTCACTGCTGCTGGCCTTTGCGCCAGAGATGGACGCCCGCAGGTTGATCGGAATCGGACTCATCTTTGTGGTGGGTCTTGGTCTCACGGTCGCGGGCAGTCCAGACTCAAAGAAGGAGGGGTGACATGCTTGTAGTTTGCCCCGAGTGCGGAAGAGCCTACGACGACGAGTGTCAGTCTGGTGACTGCGGAGACAAAGCTGTTGCAGTCTTCACGGGAGATATCCCCACGAGTCACGCAAAGACCAAGAACGAGACGGCGGCGCAGGCTCACCACAACTACACCGCCGCTTCGTGGATCGGCCACGGCACTGGAACCGGCACAACCGCCCCCCAGCGCCCCAGGAGCGGCGGTTCCCGCCCCTCTGGGCGTCGTCGGGGTAAATGACACCACCAACCTAGAAGCGAACGCTAGAACGGACGGAAATAGGCATGAAGGAAATCAGGTCAGTCTACATTGCTGGGCCAATCGCGGGTCACCCGAACGGAAACATCATCTCTTTCAGGAGGGCATTCAATCGACTCAAGGGACTTGGCCTGTTTCCGGTCAACCCTCATGACGTGGACCCAGACGATCACCTCGGAGACTGTCCTCCAGGTGCCCCAGCGGGACAGACTGGCGACGGCGAGGAGGCTCCGCACACCGCGCCTTGCTACATGAGGACCGACATGCGAGCACTGTTGGACTGTGACGCGATTTACATGCTCAAGGGCTTCGAGAAGTCGAGTGGAGCAACAACAGAGCTTGCAGTCGCAAAGGCTGCTGGTCTGACGATCCTGATGGAGTCGGGCGACGCACTCGATGCTGTCGCAATCGAAAGCCAGGCCGAGTGGTCAGCAGAGACCTTCGGACCCAACATGAGGCCGGGAGTTGTTGAGCATATCCGAAAAGAGCTCATTGAGATCGAGAATAGCGGTTACCAAGATCTCGAAGAATGGATCGACGTGATGATTCTCGCAGTCGATGGAGCCTGGAGGGCTGGGTACTCGGCGCCCCAGATTCTCGAGGCCTATCACAAAAAGCAGATCAAGAACCGCGCTCGGACGTGGCCGGACTGGCAGACTGCAAGTGACGACGCGCCCATCGAGCATGACCGGACAGGCGAGAAAGAGTCGTTTGCCACAAGGCTCATGAAGTCTGGCACGGATCAGATGATGTCTGATTTGCTCGATGACTCGACCCTTCCTGAGTGGTTGGCTCAGAGGTTCGCGACAGATGACTGGGATGAGATGAGTGATGTCGACAAGGATTACTGGAAACACCAAGCGGCGGCCGTCACCAGGGCCGTCTTGCGCGGAGGCTTCAGGAAATGAGCGAAAGCCTTTGGATCTACTTGGACATCAACCCAGAGCCGTGGGCTGTCGGCCCGCTTTCCCTTGGGCGCAAGAATGGGAAGATGTACCCTCGCATGGGCAGAAATAACGCCGTCCATACCTTCAAGGAAGAGGTGCGAGCTGAACTTGAAGATCGAAAGCTCTCGCTCCCCGAGGGCTTGTACGATCTCCAGTTCTTCTTCTGGCGGCGCCTTGACTCGTACGTCTCGGAGTCTGGCAGGAAAGCTTCTGCTCACGTCGCCGACGCTACAAATATGCAAAAGGCTCTGGAAGATGCGCTGCAGGGAGTCTTGATTGGGAACGATCGAGATGTGCGTCACGTCGAGTCTGAGATTGTCGAACAGGGGCCTGACGTCAAGCCATGCATCGTGATTCGCGCCGAGACTTGGCAACCGATTCCCATTCACCTTCGGATTCCACTGGACATCATGGACTCTGTTCGGGCGACGGCAATCGAGGTTGCCGGGTTTAACAACGACTGGTCCGGGCCGTCATGAGCAAGAAGATCAGCATTCACTCAGATGGGACCGGCCAGGGGACGGTCGTTCTCACGGAGGACGGTGAAGCGCTCGCGAACATCTCGGAATTGAGTATCAGTATCGAGCCGGGAGATGTCGTTCGTGCAACGCTCTATGTCAACAGGCCTATTGTCAACGTAGTTGCAGATTCCGCTGAAGTCGTAATGACGTGTCCCATCTGCTCGGAGTCGCATGAACACAGGTGCAACCCCAGCTTTCCGGGTGACAATGTCTTACTCGATCACCGCTGCGAATCAAAGCTCGTCCTACAGGACCCCTACACAGCGAGCCAGTGCATCCGCAAAAGAGAGCACAGCAAAGCGCACTTTGACGGAGAGCGGGTCTGGTAATGATCGAAGTAGTTGCATGGTTCGGGAGTGGGCAGAATAGAGAACTTGCTCACATTCGCATGGAGAACTTGACAACCTCCACTGACCCGGAGTATGGTGACTATTCTGTTCAGATTGCAGTAAACACGGGAGCTGGTGTTGCAATGTATCAGCGAGCCGTACACAACTTTCCAAGAAAAAGATTCAACGTTCTTGGCCTCATGAAGATAGCCTTGGACACACTCAATGAAAAGGAATTGTACCTTGACGCAGACCCAGATGCCCCCAGTACATCAGATCTGGCAAGGAGACTCCCGAGAACTTTGTGAGAGGTTCAAGTGGGTCGACTGCATCATCACCGATCCGCCGTTCGGTGTTGACAATCAGTCCAACATGGCTGTCACGGATCATGGAAAAGCCCATGCCACCAAGATCATGAATGACGAGACGCCCGAACAGGCAATCGAGATCTTCAAGGGCGTGATGAGTGTACTCCTTCCGAAGCTGAAAGACAACGCGGACTGCTACGTCTTCACTTCGCATCAGGTCCTCAAGGAATGGCTCATCATGCTGGATGACTTCATGCCACAGTTCGGACTCCAGCGAAAAGCTGTCTTGTACTGGGAGAAGGACGGACCCGGCATGGGTGACCTCAACTGCCCCTGGGGAATGGGCGGAGAGTACATCATGTTCTTCCAGAAGGGGCGGCGCGAAAAGACCGGCGAGCGGAGGAACAGTGTCATTCGAGGCCCTCAGGTCCGCCCCGACAAGCTGATCCACCCCCACGAGAAGCCGGGGTGGCTCCTGGAGATGCTCATGAAGCAGTCTACGGTCAAGGGCGACTTCCTTGTTGACCCGTTCGGCGGATCGGGCAGTCTCGCCGTGGCGGCGAGGAATATTGACCGGAACGCAGTCTGCATCGAACTGGACCCTGCGCGGTACGAAAAGGCCAAGGCACGGCTGGATTCGGTCGAGGAAGGATTCGGCTTCGGTGACTGACTAGTTCCGACACGCCGTTATCGTACTAGCGGCTTCCCCGTCAATCATCGGCACGGTACGATCCGACAAAGACCATTCTTCCTACCCAGGAGTACATCTCATGACCGAGCCCAACGAGCCGCGAGAGCTCAGCCCTGTCCAACTCGGATACAAGCATTCAGTCGACAAGGACTTCCGCGCCCACCCCGTCAAGATCGAAGCACAGGAACAGGAGCCGGTTGAACCTCCGGCCCCAAAAGACTCATCTGCTCTGGAGTATGTGGAATCAAAGACACAGGACTCACAGCAGCAGACTGCGCCCGTCGTGTCGGAGACCCCTGCCCTCCCCGTATCGCCGCCGATTCCGACTCAGGTGAGCCCGCAAGAGGCTGTGGACTCGGAGAGTGGGAAGAACAGCAAGTCGAACGAGCAAGGTCAAACGAACTCGAATCCGACAGACCCCGAGGACGAGACCTCGTCGCAAACTTCCTCTTCGGACCCGAAGACTGGACCAAGCTTGCCGCCTGCGCCGGTAAGGCCCCCCGCCGCTCAGAAGGTTCCGAAGTAGACCCCTGGTTTCCAAAGCGGGGAGAGCCAAAGACAACTGCGCAGCTTATTTGCGTAACATGTCCTGTTAGAAAAGAATGTGACGAATATCGAAACAGGACAGACTCCTCGGGAATCTGGGCTGGAACAATCAAGAAAAGGTGAATCATCATGAGTGATGAAGTCGAAGAGACAGAAGTTGTCGATGCCGAGGGCGAGGGACTTGGAACTCGATACGAGGTTCGGAAGATCTCTGATCCCGAGGGAAAGCACATTGACTGCAAGTACTTCGTGCTCGATGTGCAGCATGATCCGATTGCTCGAGAAGCGCTCGCCCAGTACGCGCAGGTCGCTCGTGCAAATGGACTTACTGCGTTGGCTTCTGATCTGGACGAGTGGCTTGTTCTCACAGAGTACACTCCACTGGCTCAGGTGAGTGCACTCGATCAGGGTTACTACTGCAGCAGTTGTGGATTCTTCGAGAACGAACTCGAGATTGTCCAAAGCGAAGAGGACCCCGAGGGTACGTGTCAGGCCTGTGGATGCACTACAGGACATCACACCGAGGCCTTGGTGATGCCGAAATGATCCCCAAGACACTATCTGCATCTTCGCTGCAGGTTGCGGCGCTGTGCATGGATCGCTGGAAAGCGGAGTACGTTGATCGCATACCGAGCGAAAGTAACTCGGCGGCTGATGTAGGTACGGCTGTCCACGGTGGGCTCGAAGAGTTCGTCAAGGCTGTCTTTATTCTGAAGACCCATGCGCACCTGTCCCGCGCCCAGCAGAAGGATTACCTCATCACGCTGTATCAGATGAGTTATGTCCAGACCTTTGGCACAACAGACTTCGAAACTGACACCTACAAGGATGGCCTGGACCTCACCGAGAGGTGGTTCAAGCGTACCGACCTCGGGACAAAGGAAATGGTCGGAGTCGAGTCGGCTGAGCTCAAGGAGACTATCAAGGTCCCCTACAATCATCCCGACGGAACTGTCCATGAGGTCCCATTCAACTACATCATGGACCGAGTTGACCAAATCGAGGACACGATCTGGGAAGTCGTTGATTACAAGTCGATTCGCGTGCCGATCACCCCGGACGACCTCGAGGGCAAAGTTCAGGCTCGTGCCTACGCACTTGCAATCCAGATCAAGCACCCGGAGGCCACGAAGGTAAAGGTCACGTTTGACCTGTTGCGTCACGAGCCGGTCAGCATCTGGTTCTCGCGTGATGACAATATCGCATTCTGGCGCTTCTTGTGCAGTGAGACACAGCGCATCATTGACTTGAAGGTCGAAGATGTCCGTCCCAAGCTGAACCCAGAGTGCGGGTTCTGCGTCAAGAAGTTCTCCTGCAAGTTGATGCAGGAGAACATCGCGGGGGGCGGAGTCAACTCCCTGGACGTGAACGAGTCCATCGACATGATTTCCAAGCTCCAGGCCCAGATGAAAGCAAACAAGCGCATCATTGAGGATCTTGAGGATCGGGTCATGCGTCACGCAGCCGAAAACGAGATTCTTGAATGGGTCACGGACAACGGGGAGCATCAGGTAGAGATCGGTGTAGGTCGTCGGCGCGCATTCCCGGCCAACCAAGCCGCCGAGGTTATGGGTCCCGAGTTGTTTGCACAGATGGGGAGCATGACACTCGGAAATCTCGAAAAGATCATCAAGGATGAGTCACTTGACGCTGAGATGCGGATGAAGCTTCAGGAACTGATCACATGGACAAACGGAAACCTTCAGCTGAAGATCAAGCCGAAGAAGACTATCCTCTAGGAGGAGACATGGCAAAAGAAGTTTGCGAGAACTGTGGCAAGGCCATCAAGGTGAGCATCAACAAGGGGCAGGGTTACTGCTCGGAGAATTGCAAGTCGATTCTCCTTGGCGACCCCGTACTGAGTGAGCTCATTGCCCAGGGTGGACGAGTGGAGATTGATCCTCGTGGTATCCGCTAACGATCCGATCTCGCCTGCCGAGGCGACGGGAATCGAGTTTCACTCGGTCTATCAGGCAAACATCAATGCGGGATTCAGTGAAGCCGAGGCTCTCTATATCCTCGGATGCCAGATCACAGGAAATCCCGGCCCTGCGCCGGGACCGCCTCCGAGTGTGATGGACCACGCACTACTGTGTGCTCATGGTGCAGTCATCTGTGCTCGGTGTGACTTCATTCCTCCGAGTTGGAGTCCGGCTGACTGGCCGAGATAACACAGTTGTAGGACTCGTCTGTACCTAGTGTACAGGTGAAGATGCTTCCTTCGTAACGAAGAACAAGTGTTGAAGGAAAGGTTCCCGGCGGACCCTGGGGGCCGGTGGCACCGGTTGCCCCGGTTGCGCCGTCCTTTCCGTCAGTGCCATCTTTCCCCGCAGGGCCAGTGGCTCCAGTGGCACCATCCTTTCCGTCGGTGCCGCTGGAGCCATCCTTGCCTGCGCTTCCGGTTGCTCCGGTCGATCCGGGCTCACCGTTTAGCCCGTCTTTACCGTCCCGACCGTCCGCACCATCTGCTCCTGGAGATCCGTTAAGTCCGTCACGGCCCGCGAGGCCCTGTATGCCCGGAAGTCCTGGAGGCCCGATCTCTGTTGCTGGCGGCGCTACTGCTGTTGCACAACCGGGGGCTGTTGATTCCTTGTCTTTGCAGGCTTCGAACTGACGCCGCTGCGCCTCAAGCGCACTCTCGAGATTCTCGATTCGAAGCGTGCGCTCCTGCGCCCCAGCCTTGAAGTCTGTGACTTTATCTCGTGCAATGCTGGCCTCGTGGAGAGCGAACGCGCCCAGGGTGGTGAGCAAGCCGAAGCACAGTGCGGCGAGAAGGTACCACCATCCTCGCCTGCGCTGCGCTGCATCAACTTGCTTCAGAGGGTCGTCGGTAATGTTCATCAGTCCCCCTCCTCAGGGGCCTTTGGCTCATTCGGCTTCTCTGGAAGTTTGACGCCTGCCTGGCGAGCGTGGAACTCAACCGTTCCGGCCCAGTTTCGCCAGTAGTCCCTGAGGTCAATGGCATAATCTCGGTCGCGCCACGCTTCCTTGCGCTGCCTCACGAGTTCAGCGACTGTTTCTCGCTCCCTTGCCCTTGCCCCGCCCTGTAGTGACCTAATGCCCTGAAACAAGGCCCCTATTGTGGCAACCGCACCGCCACCTAGGAGCATCTGAAGCAGATCGCCGGTATCCACTATCACTCTCCCTTGTAGTCTTTGCTACCGACAATCATTGCAAACTTTCTTACGCTTCTCACGTCCCGCCAGCGGGCAACAAGGCCTGAAGCAAATGAGAGTAGGACAATCCCAAAGGCTATCCTAACTAGGCCTCCACCGGGCTGAGTCGAGACTATAGCAGAGACGCCATAGAAGGCAATCACCGACGCCAATAGCGGGAGGCCTGCGTACTCCCCTATCCACTTATCTGTAAATGCACCATAGAGGCACACGCAGGCGGAAAAGATCATGCCAACGGCCCACGCCACCGCCACAAACCTTGTTACCTGCTCGACTACGAGGGTGCTGGGTTCAATCAGAAGAAAAGTACCTGACATGACCAAGCCCGTGTACTGAGGGATTCGCCAGCTCCTGTTGATGGTCACAGCCTTCAAGAGTGCGTCTCCTTCAGTCACGGGCCTGATCATGTCACTACTTCGTCTTGGGCCTCTTGGAAACCAGCGACGACATCGGGACAAGCAGGCCGTTCTGGTTGATTCCCCAGTACGTCTTGCCAACCCGAAGGCGGGCAATGACAGTGAACTTCTGGCCCTTGTTCAGGCTTCGAAGCACCTTCGACTTCGTGGTGGGCTGCTCGTAAGCCCGCTGGTTCTTCTTCAGGTAGAAGACGCCGGGCTTGCCGTTCGCCTTCCACGGGGCGACGAACAGCGGGAAGACGAGCATCTTGTAGCCGGTGTCCGGGCCGTTGTTGGCAAGGGCATTTCGGCGCTTGTGGTACGAAACGATCTGCGCCTTCGCGCCACGACTTGCGGTGCCGTCGCCGTCCACGATTCCGTGTCCGTGTCGCGCCCAGACGCCACGGATTGCGAGGCGGTCGTAGTACCCAACGCCAAGAATGCGGAACAACCGCTCGCGATTCTTGATGTTGAAGGCGCTCGTGTCGAAGGCCGCTCCACCGTCGTGCGTGCCCGCACTCTGGACGACACCACCCTTGTTGTAGCCGCCCTGCACGACGGTGACCGGGGAAGTTTCGCCACCGTAGCGCTTCGACTTCAGGATGATGTTTGCGGCATCGAGAATCGCCTTCGTTCCTCGATTGACCTTTCGCCCCTGATAGGAGACAACGTCAGACCACTGCATCAGTCGGCCTCCTCGTCAAGCGCGAAGAAGTCGGTCTCGAAGGGCTCGTCGTCTTCGACTCCCTCGTCCTCGACCTCGTCGCCACCGGCTCCGTCAAAGTCGACATACTCTTCGTCGGAAGGCTCGAGCCGAAGTTCAGCTCGAGCGGCGCGAACCGAGGCGACGACCGCTTCAGGATCAGCCACGTACTCAGTCTCATCGACCTCGACCGCGAGGCCGTCGACTTCGATCTCTCGCGACTCAGCCATCGTTGCCAGCCAGTGGGGTGTCCTCGGATGCCGCGACGATGACCTCAGCCTCGTGGCCGACCGGGACGGCGTTGTCACGGGCCAGCTTGCTGAAGAAAGGCGTTGCGAATCCGTAGACCGCGATTGCGACGACGAGCCAGGTGGGGAGCGCCTCGGCGCTGACCTCTCCCTTGGCCGCGAAGAACCCGACCACGAGGGCGCCGATCAAGAAGCCGACGAGACCGAAGGCCGCGTAGACTCGCTTGCGCTTGTTCACCGGGACCAGATCCGTCAGAATGTTCTCTGGCGGCTGGATCGGAACAAGATTGGAACTCATGTTTTCCTCCTGTTTGTGGGCGATCTGCTAAGATTAGTCGTCAAGCACTATTGATGTCAAGCATCAAATGGCTCGGCATTAACTTCCGATTCTTATTGCACTAAGCTTTGCCACTTCAATACCCTGAGAACCGGCGCCATGATAAGCCTGAACTCGTAAGAAAGGAGCTGCTTCGGTGATCCTGTCAATCACCGAGATTTCCATGCATTGCGTTCTTGCATAAGAGTTTTGCTCGTCAACTCGAAAGATGTTGTCGTGGTCCGTTACGGCGTTACCTGTCGCAGTCTCTGTTGTCATCTCCCAAAGGTGACGCACTGCCGTAAGAGCTCCCGTCTGAAGTCTCACGTTGAACTGGTATAGGCCTGGAGTAGAGATCTTCAGGTGATCGCTTACGATTGTCATGTCACTCGTAAGCTCGACTGAGGTTGCCAAAGGAACAACGGTCCAAGTGTTTGCTGCTGGCGAGACTCTTGAACCGGCAACGCCTCGTGCGACCGAAAGCGGATCGGTCACTCGTTCGATCTTTAGGAGATCGACAAGGACAGTGCGCTCCTCGGAGCCATAGTTGCCAAAGAGAAAGTGGACCTTTGCTCGAGGCTTGGCGTTCACTGCCTTCATGGTAAAAGTATAGGTAGTCCAGCCCGAAGTCGAGATATTTTGAGCACCCTCGATGGCGCTCGTTTGCGCAACGCCAGTCTGAAATGGCTCGGGGCTCCCGCCTTCGTCGTTCTGAATAAGTGCGAGCTGTAGGGTCATTGGGCCTACGAGACTTTTTGCTCTCACGGTCGCCCGAATTAACTCACCACCCTTGACGATATTCTCGTCATCACGTGCATAGATGCGCTGGTTACCGCCACCCTGAATAACAATCTTTAGAGCCTGCGTCCCGGTCTCAAATTCGCCCGCTGTCTTCGTTGTACTAAATACGGCACTTGCACCCCAAAACGTTTCATATATTGCAATCAGCGAGTTGCCGCCGAGACGGGGGTCGAGATCTGACCAAGCGTTCGCATCGGCACCAGTCACTGGCGTCCAGACGGTGCTAGTGAGTCCAGGGCACTTGTTCAGGTTGTTCGACAGTGCGACATAGACCTTGCCAGCGTACCCCACGGTGTCGCCAGTCACATACGAAACAGAAGATCGCCACCTTCGAGGCGAACCTAGCGTCACACCAGTCGGCCCCTGGGGACCGATTGGCCCTCCGGGTCCCTCAGGTCCCTGGGGACCTTCTGGGCCTATTGGACCCCAGACCGCGCCGCCCAAATAGTAACCAAGAATATAATAAGACCCCGGCTTGCCGAATACACGAGCAATGTCTCCGGGGGCATCGTACCCGAGCTCCTCGAAGGAAGTACTCATCACTGTCACGGGCTGCATATTAAGAGCCACTCTGACTTTGACGAGGTTGTCTACAGTCTCTCCCGCAAAGAGAACCAAGGCTGTGTTTTCAGACGAGTTAAAACTGTAAACCTTGCCAAGCCGGGGCTCAGGGCGCTCTTCGTTGAGTACGCCCTTGACAATTCTCGTGATTCGATCACGGAACTGCTGAGCGTACCTCTGGTCGCCAAAGTTTGCCACTGGTTCTCCTAGATGGTTTCCGGCGTTCCGGCACTGCCGACGAAAGTGATTCGCTTTCCAGTTGCACTCATGTTTCCAAGCGCAAGAGGATAAGTGATGCTGTCGATCAAGAACCTTGTCGGCTCAAAGTCATACCTATCTGGATCGAGAACTTCATCAATCTCGCCGCACTCCAGCCACGGGTAATAGATCGACTCGAAGCTGATTTCGTAAGACTCTAGCGCGGTGATCTTGAGTCTGTCAACTGCATATTGAACACACTCAGCGTCGGACCCCAGCCAGCCGGTGTCTACAGGGAGGGTTCGTGGACCGAGTCTCTGAATCCGGGTAGGACTGGTCGGGTCCTCGTTCTTGGCTTCCCCGAAGTACGGAAGTCTATCCTCGTCTCCCGAGGGGTCGCTTGTGACGATGATGTGATTGTAGATGTTGCTGTCATTGACTGCCCTATTGTACTTCACAAGGTTTGCACCAGATGCATCCTCTTCGTACCCCGTCTTGAAGGTCCACGAAGTCTGTCCAGTGGTGGGGTCAATAAACTTGCGCACAACAAGTTCACCAAAGGCGTTAAAGAAGATCTCATATCCATAGGCCTCGCAGGCACCCTTTGCGATAGACCATCGGTCAGTGCCTCGATCGAAAGACATATCACTCGAAAGCGTCTCGTTGCCGATAGAGACTTTGATTCGGGTAGTGTCGACTCCTGATGACGCGGCCAGGCCGATCACGAGGTCACGAAGTCTGGTTCCGATGACAAAGGTCGAAGTCTGTCCCAACTTGGACAGAAGCATCTTCTTGGTGTAGTCGCGACCCGTAACCTTGACTTCGGACGGGAAGTTGTCTTCCGAAATGTTGTCGATCATGAACTCGCCCATCTGTGTTTCCCAGATGATTCGCGAGGAGTAGCCACGCATGTAGTTCAGAACAGCTCGCATCAGTTTCTGAGACTGCTCACCGATCACTGGCATGTGAAGGTCAAACCAGCGCGCCCCGTTTGCGTGCGTCGCTAGCGCCGCTGTAAACCCCGACGACCCCAATTCCCCGTATGAACGAGCGATAGCCACGGAGCCGGACGCTAGGCCGGTGGGAAGGGCTCCCGTGGCCGTGGTCGCCGTCTCCTCGGGGGTAAATGCGCCCCGTGCGGGCGAATCTGTTACGGGCTGAGAGATACTCCACTTTTTTGCAGGTGTAACGGCAGTACTGTTGCTATATGCAGGAATCAGCGAATGAGAAGATGCCGTTCCAATCGTGATGATGTTCTTCCCGCTTGCCCAAAGACTCTTGAGAAAAGGAGAGCGAGCTGTTGCCGTTGCCTGCAAAAAGGATACAACGTACGTGTAGTCCGAAAGGTCCGAAAGAGAACTGGCTCCGGGCAGGTAATCAAACTTGACGAATCCGATAGATGAGAAGATTCTGCGAATAAGTCTCACGTTCGCATTACTTGTGGCCTCGATCAAAACGACACGGGGAGCAACAGCACTCCCCTGATACTGAACACCCCGAAAGACCTTAATGATCTTGTCGTACCAAAGTCCACCATCGAAGTCTGGTCGCAAAAGTCCATCTTCATTGTCCATCGTCAGATCAAGTGTTCGTCGCTCGTCGGAGCCGTAGTTGACACTCACGGTGCCATCTTTAAGCCTCTGGAAGCCAGGGTCATCAGTACTGTTCGGGTTCCAGGGAGTCCGTCCATCTGACTCAAAGATCTCAACTCGTCGAACAACCTTTACGACCGAGGCCTCGATCGCATCAACAACCTCTGAAGGAACGGTCCCGCCACTAAACGTAGTGCGAACTGGCTCCCTAAAGGACTCATACTGGGTGGTCATCGAGCAACCTCCGAGTATGGAATGGAAATGTCACAGAACTCAGATGCTCCGGTTCCTGCAACCCTCGTCACGGACATGTTGCTTACGCTAACCCTAAAGCAGTCGCCAAAGGGATTCCGCAGCCACAGAGGGGAGTCGGCCTGTTGAATCTGCAGGAGTTGAAGCCTCTTCTGTCGTGCCGACGTTCCTCCGGTGCTTCGAATCTGTGCTTCCAGTGTGCCCTTGACTCCCAGGTAGTCTCCACGCTCGACTCGACGTCCCCTTCCGATAACAACCGTCTCGGACTCTTCTTGTTCGTCAACAAATGTGTCACCAGTAACGATCGAGAGCTTGAATGCATCCGCATCGGCATTGTCCGAGTCAGGTTCGATCAACCAGTAGCCATCCGACTGTGGATACGAAGCGATAAGACTGTCGTCGTCACTGACCATATCCTGGCCATCCCGAGTAATCATCTGTCGCACGAGGTAACTGACCTTGTAATTGGACGGCGCAAAGTAATCTTTGAACTCGTACCCCGTACCAATCTCGTACTCGGTGTAGATCAGTTCAAGATCCCCCTCGGAGATGACAGCAAGCGTGCCGGGATCAATCAAATCACTCTTGCGGTACACGAGGTACGCGATGTAATCAGGGTCTCGAGCCAGATCGTCCCACGTTACACTCACGTAGCCTTCGTCAATCTGATTGTACGGAGCGATATCCACCGCCACACCCGAAGGCGGGTCTGGTGGAACCCAGGCGACATGGAATGGAACTAGTGCCGAAGCGGCTGTCAGTCCAACCGGATCAACCGCAGTCACCCGCACCGTATAATCCTGGTAGTTGTTCAGGATTCCGGTTGGAACCTTCTCGCTGAATGATCCCGGCGAAAACAGGCCGGTTACCCTCTTGCTCCAGACATCTACACCGTTCTGCGAGATGACAACGGTGTACTCTTTGATTCCTCGGCCGCCGCCGTTGGTGAGTGAGAATGTGATCGTAGGAACTCCAGTTGCAACCGTCGCTCCATTTGCAGGAGAGGTGATCGTCGCCGAGGGCGGATCAGTTGCAATGAAAGTGACGCTCGGTGATGTTGCCGAGATCGTATTCTCGGAGTCCCAAAGAGTAAGCATCCACTCAAGGATCAAGTCCTTGTAGTTGTCATCAAGAATCTGAAAACTGAGATTCTTGACCGAACTGATGACCTTGCCGGTATTCAGAAGCATCTCGTTCGTCTCTACTGAGTAGAGGTCGAGCTGATATGCGCTCTGAGTGTCCGTAGGCGATGGGTCAGTAAACGCCCAGCTGAAGTCAATGTTTCCATCGTTCCAGGGGATATAAGATCCGCTTGAAGGCGCAAGTAGAACTGGCACAGGCGGGTGACCAATGGTCACCGTCCGGGTCGCAGTCCAAGGTCCAACATTCCCCCAGACGTCTCGGACCCTTGCCCTGAAGTAAATCGCGCCCGAGCCTGTCAGTGCAAAACTTCCTGGGAGTGTGTCTGTGAACAGTGTGTAAATACCAGCAGTATCTGTGCCGGTAACAAACTTGCTCTTTCCGTACTCCTGGAGGTAATCAACAAGTCCCGTTGTAAAGGTCGCATTTGATGCAAACTGGAACTGAAGTCTGTATGGAGACTGTCCGTAATTGAGATCAAGATCGACACCAGCCGACAGGCTTGGGTTTGAGCTTCCCAGTACTGCACCATTGGAAGGCGAAAGAGTGACAATCGGCTGTCCACCAGAGGGGAGAGGGACAGATGCATACATAAGGGTCGACTGGAAAGGGAAGGCTGGGTCGACATTTCTCCAAGCAGTCCCTACCACGGGAAGCTTGGATAGTGCAGGAGTCTTTCCGCCACCGCTTCCCATGTACAGCGGCAACGGACCCCAGCCGACTCCATACTTCAGGGAGTCGTCACCACCGTTCTGACCCGAGGTCGCTGTCTCGTAAGAGAAGAACATCGTCCTGTAGGTGACAAGACTGCTAATGATTGAACTTGAAGTAATGTAATTGAGATATCCCATCCCAACCGAGAATGCTCCATAGCCTCCGCCGACACCCGTAAAGGTAACGGCACCAAGTCCCGAGGGAGTCGTTACCCCGCCGGTCCCATTGTACTCTAGGACCAGTCGAGAAACCTTTCGATTTACTGTCGAATGCGCAACTCCTGCGACAAAGCGATCAGTTCCAACCCTAAACATCTTGATCAGTCGACGAGGAGTTGTTGCAGTGTCCCCTTTGTCAAAGTCGTCAACAAACTGATCCGAGCCCCAGTTTACCGCAGTAACTGCGCCAGTCCCCTCGTTCACCTTGAACGCAATGAACTGAACGCCAAGGTCGCCAGACGAGAATGACCTTCCGGTCCCAATCACCATGTTTCGTACAGCACCAGAGGCGTTCAAGGCAACAACCGAGATCGCAAAGCCTCCCCGACGAACCGCCACACCAGATCCAGGCAGTGCCGAAAGCGTGTCAACATTGGAGGTGACCCAGGTTGCACCAGTGGTCCGCGTGTGGATATCTGCAACTGCCGTCGTCGGCCCTCCGGGCTGAACATAGTTAACAGCCACTACTACTGCGTTGTTATCTGTGACGTCCATGTCCATAGAATAGACTGACGTACCACTCACATTTACGGTCCTGGTCTCCCACGCAGAGAAGGTATTTGCAGCATTGTTAAACCTGCAAACCGAGAACCCGGAGCGATCGTATCGAAGAACTGCGATCCAAAGGTCATTGTTCGCCTGCAACGCTCCAGTCAGAATGGAAACGCCAGACCCAGATGGGATCGTAACACTTCCGACCTGGGTCGCCGTTGCAGACCCGGCATCAGTCGCAAGCACTCGAATAGTGTTGTCGCCCTTGAGAGCGAGGGACAGAATCCTGCCCGAAGTCTGAGTAAACGTCTGGCGATGTCCCACCACGTCAGGCGGGTTCGTCGAAGTCGGCGGCTGACTCGGAGTTGCTGTTGCGCCGAGTGAAACGTTTGTCATCTCAGTCCTTTGTCAGGTTGTCGAGGTTGTCGAGGAACTTCTGCGCATCATCCGGGTCAGTGATATTCGGGAAGGAAAGGTCCCCGTGGAAGTGAATCGTCTTGCTCTCCTCAGACGTTCCGATAAGACCGCCACTGCGCCAGCCTCGTGGCAACGGAACAACGGCCTCATCATAGCGACCATCACCGATAGCCGCAAGCGTCGGACCCTTTCGGGCGAGTGCAATTCCACCCTCCTTGAGACCCCATGCAGAGTTAAGCGCCTGCGCCTTCCCGCCCTTAGCCACATAGTCATTCCACTGCCAGGGGGCGGAGCCTGCGGCATAGCCTGAATCAGGTCCGGGCACAGCGTGTAGGTGCGATGCCCAATTGCCGAGGCCAGTTCGGTCGCCCGCTGCAATGCCGACGCGCCGTAGGCCACGGATCAACGCAGCGCTCGCCTGTGCGTCCAATGCGTCCCCCTGATGGGACGTGCCGGAGTAGGACGTGGCCGGACGGAAGCCGCCCTGCATGACCCGGATCGTAGCGTTAGAAAGCTCTTCCGCCTTCTTGAGGTGCGCAATGAACAGGTTGGAGAAGTTTCCTCCACGGAAGTTCGACCGACCCTTCGGGTTCGCCGGATCGGTGACCGGCACATCTCCGCCTGCAGGCGTGCTGTACTTGTCCTTACCGGCATTGAGCTGGCTGTCGGCATTGCTCGTCCAACTACGGAGCTTGCCGATTGCCCACTCGGGAGGAATCTCGGCGGGGTCCCAGTTGACGCTTGAAATCTTTCGATCAGCCGCGTCATACAGTGGGTTCATGATCTTGCCAATGGCACCCTTGCCGATATCCTTGAGCTTCTTGCCAACACCCTTGATGTTGTCGATACGATCAGTCAACCAGCCGCCCATTGCGTACTCACGAACGTCATGAGCGCCAAGGGGAGCGTTCTCGAGCTTCTTGTTAACACTCGAAACGCCGATCCGGTTAGCAGCCTCTGCGAGAAGACTCTGTGCTCGCTTGCGATAGGTCGGATCAGTCGGAATAACGAACTCGGGATGATTGGCCTTGCCCTCGCCCACGATGGCACGTGCCCCGGCAGTCTTGAACCCCCTGGCCGCGCGACGTGCAGGCATCTCGCCGCCCGTTGCGAGCTCAGGAATCAAGTCAATGTTCCAGCCCTTGCCGGGAAGAATCTTACCAACCTTGTTGAGTCCCTTGATGATCGTGTTGACTGCCTTTACGACAGTGTTAACGATCGCATTCACAGGCTTCGTGAGCATTGACTTATTGTCATTCAGCCAGTCCTTGACGGACCTCCAGGCACTCTTGATCTTGTCGACAACCGGGTCCATGACATGCTCCTTGACCCAGCCCCCGAGGCCCTTGAGCGAGTTCCAAACAGTCTTGATCCCGTTCCACCAACCCGCAAGACTCTCACGAACATTGCTCCAAAGATTCTTGAATCGCTGAAGCACCGGCTTGAGAACATTCTCCCAAATCCAGCCACCTGCGGCCCTGAGGGCAGCCCAGATATTCTTGACTCCCTGCCACCAGAGGCGCAGGGATGGAACGATGTACTTGTCCCAAACCTCCTTGAACTTATTGAAGACGGGCTTGAGGACGTTGTTCCAAATCCAGCCGCCTGCAGCCTTGAGTCCATTCCATGCGGTCTTGACGCTGTTCCACCAAAGCTTGAGTCCAGCGAACACAAGCTTACCAAGCTCTACGAACACATCAAGAACTGGCTTGAGAATGTTATCCCAAACCCAAACAGAGACGGTTGCCAGAATTGTCCAAGCGAGCGTGACTCCGGCCCACCAGAGCTTGAGTCCTGCCACAACAAGGCCAAACAGCTTCTTGAAGGCATTGATAACAGGAACCGCAAAGTTATTCCAAACCCACGCGATGATTGCGCCAAGCTTCTTGAACCACACGACGATGAGCTTGACCATGTCTGGAACGATGGAGTTTCCAACAATCACCTTGAAAAGCCACTTGAAGGCATCAATGACTCCGTCAATGACACCCCAGACAACTCCCTTGATGACTCCCCATCCGGCCTGAAGTACACCAAAGATTCCCTTGATGAGTCCCTCGAAGATCTTGATGACGCCCTTACCCATCGTCTTGAGACCCTCTTGGAAGTTCCCCTTGCTGAACAGCATGAAGAATCCAAGGACAATGTCAATCAGGCCGCCGAAGATGTCAATTGCGCCTGCGAGAAGCTTTCCAAGCCCAGCCAGGAGGGGGCGGATTCCCTTTGCCCAGATGTTGACAAGAAGCTTGACGATCAATGCGACAACAGGAGCGAGCACTGCGGCAATCAGCAGGATGATGTTCTTGACGCCATCGAGAGCGGGGCCGATGTTCTTGAGCGCCGGACCAAGACTTTCCTTGAGTGCGGAACCGATTGACTTGAAGGCGTCAACAAGGCCGAGCCAGGTGTTCTTCGCTGCTTCGACAACACTTGGGCCAATGAAGTCCCAGATAATCTTGAGCGCGTCACCGATCTTCGACCCAACTCCAGTGATCCAGTCAATGAGACCCGAGATCATAGACTTGAATCCAGTGATTGCAGACTGTCCCGACTCGCTTCCGAAGATATTTGAGAACATGTCGTTCAGTGCTGAAGTAAACGAGCTCCAGGCGGACCCGAGCCAGCCCTTGAATCCAGCCCACTTCTTCTTGATTGGTCCGAACATGTCAATTCCGCCCATAGCCTTAGCAGCTTGGTCGGTGATGTTCTGTGTAAACTCTTCGATCAGCTTTGTCTGGTCTTCGAAGTTCGTCCTGATGGGACTCCCCGAGCCACCAACGTCGGCAAAGTTTCCACCTGCGGCGTCAAGGAAGTTCTGCATCGTAGGCGAGATGTGATCGCTTCCGCCAGTCTTACCTGACTTGGTAGCACTCTCGAGTGCCGACGCTGCCGAGGTAGCATCCGACATAGCAGACTCGACGTCACGGATAGCCTTTGCTACCTCGTCGTAACGCTCCTTGATCTTCGAGAGCTTCTTTTCCTCGGTATCCAAACGAGCCTGGGCGGCGTCTCTGGCTGCGGTCAACTTGTCGATAACAGCCTGCTGCTTCTCTACCGCAGCTGTGGCGGCATCAAGCTTTGCTTGGTACTTCTCGATGTCAGCTGCAGCACCTTGAACGCCCGCCATGATCTCATCGAAGGGAAGTTCCTTCATTGCATTTGCAGCCTGCTCGATCTGTCGAGTCAGGGGATCAAACTGAAGACTGTTCTCAAGGTCAAGAATCTCGCCCTGTCGCTGAAGCTCAGCAAGTTCGTCCGACAGGTTGCTGATTGCTTCGGCAGCCTCGTTCTGCTGCTGCTTTGTTGCTTCAAGTGCAGCAATCTGATCGTCGTAGTAAGAAAGGATCTCACTGCCAGCGCCGAGGTTCCGCATATGGGCCTGCTCGCCCCGCAGGAGTTCCTGGGCTCCATTGATTGCATCAATACGGGACTTGATGTCATCAAGGCTGCCCGAGACCTCCTCCATCCTCATCATCTCAAGGCGGAGGCGCTTCTGGGCCATCTCGTTTTCGAAGATCTTGTCGGACATCTCGCCCATGCCCTCGATCGGGGCACTGGCGAAGTAGTTGAGACGATCCTGCGCCTCACTGAGAGCATCCTGCCACTTGTTCTGTGTGGCGACAAGCTTGTCGAGCTTTGCCTGCTGCTTGTCGAGCTTTGCGTTTGCTCGTTCCACTGCAGCGGCCCACCTGTCAACGACAGCCTGCTGCTTGTTCATCTGCCGCTCAAGCTTGGCAAGATCACCCTGCAGTTGCTTGAGTCGAGAAATCAGTTGATCGAACTCTGCAAGTGCGCCCGGCGCAAAGGCCTTGATCTTTCGACGCTGGTTTGCCTGCTCAAAAGTCTGCGCCCTGCCGAGAAGGCTTGCAACAGCCTTTCCGAATGCGCTGATGTCTCGATAGGCACCCTTGACGTGCCCCTTGATTACACTTGCTGCATTACCGAACTGCTGCCCAACAACCTTCATGCCGTTGGTTACGTTCTCAACCAGGGAGGGGGAGTGGCGAGCGAATGGGTTGATATACGAGAACCACTCGTAAATCTGAAGTGCGACCTTTTGGACGATTCGCGCCACGGCAACAAGTGCATTCGCGACACCCTGAGGAAGTGCGTTCCAGGCCTTCAGTACGAATTGAACCATTTCGCTCGTACTGTCGCTGAAGTATGCAACAACGTTGTTCCAGATCCTTGCGATGTCATCCCTGAAGGCCCAAAGTAGGCCGCCGACAATGGCGATAGCAATACCCCAGGGACCAAGGAGTGCTGGAACGATCCTCATTGCCGCTGCGCCAACGACACGGACAAGCGTTTGCATTGCCTTTATCATCGCTGCAGGATTCGCCATCAGGAGGAGAAGCTTGCGAATCCTCGTTACCCCTCCGGCCGCAGAGGCGGTCATGCCCGCCCACATTGCGCTCCAGGTGGTTACGTTTGTAACCGCCGTGGCCCTGACGATAGCGCTGCTGGTTGTGGAAAGTGTAGTAAGGGCAAGAAGTGAGCCACGAGCACCAAACCCGAACAGAATCGTGATCGTTGCCCACATCGCCTTGAATACTGCAACAACCGGAGCCGCACCAGCAATAGTGGTTGCGACAATGGAAGCCCATAGCCACCGGAAGGCCGCGACAAGTCCCCCTGTCATGACCGTCTGGGTCATGAAGGCGATCATAACGCCAAAGCGTCCAGCTGCCAGCATACTGGCCTTGCCAACACCTGCTGCCATCTTTGCTGCCTGCGTGGAGACAAGCCCAAATGCAGCGCCCGCAAGGATTGCAAAGGGCTTGAAGGGGGCCTTCAGGATTGATGCAAAAAGCGACAAGAAACTCAGGCGAGTCTTCTTTGTTACTCCATCAACTTCCTTGGTGACATCGGTGACCTTCCGCCACATCTTCCATATTGCGGCGAATGGAATAATCATCGCGCCGATAAGTGTGGTCAGCGACCCAAAGTACCTGACGAGTGGACCGACCGCAGCCAGGAGAAGCAGGCTGATCATTGCGATCTTTTGGATCGCTGGATCGAGCTCGGTAAAGTTGGTCACCAGTTGTGCAACGGACTGTGCGAGCCAGATGATGTGCGGAATCATTGGCTGAATCGCAGTAGCCATCCCATTCTGGATGGTGCGCCACATGATCTCGAGTCGCTTGGGGCTGGACTCAAGAACCGCATTGAGCTCGGCTTGTGCCTGCTCGAATACCTTCGTGTCACTCGCGGTCGACTTCAGAGCCTTTGCGTAGTAGCCATTCTCGTCGTTCATCTCACGCATCAACGTGAGGAGTCGGTTAACCTGATAACGAGAACCTAGTACCGTTGCGACAACCTGCTTCTGGCTGTCGGAAAGGACATAGCCACCATCTGCAGATTCCTTCAGGCTGTCGCCCATGTGCTCCGCAAGGATCGTCAAGCGCTCCATAGCGGTAGACGACTGCCAAGCGGCATCTGCGGTATTGACACCGAATGCTCGCATAACATCTGCAGCATCCTTGGTGGGCGAAAGCAGGCGGCTGATGATCGTCTTGAGGCCGTTACCGGCTGAGGTTGCGGAGCCGGTGGCTGGCACAAGAGCCGCAGTCATTGCGATCAGGTGACGAAGATCAACACCTGCTTCTCGAGCGGCACCAGCGGATCGAGAAAGGCTCTCGATCAGGTTCGGCATCGAGGCGGCGGTACTGTTTTCCACCATGTTCAACTGAGCGAGTGCAAGTGCAAGTTCTTCGGTACTGAGCGTGTACTGCGCCTGGATCGAGATAAGCGCTTCGGTAGACTTGGCAAGGTCCATTTCACCGAGGACCATCGCCTGGATGCTCAACTCAGTGGACTTGGCAAGCTCTACACCTTCAACGCCCGCAGCGGCCCAAGCGCCTGCGGTATTGAGTACATCCTTCTGTGCGACGCCATACCGACTAGATAGTGCGGTGAAAGCGCCCTCGAGTGCTCCAAGCTCATTCTCGAATACCTTCGCGGCCTTGGTTGCGCCGTACTGTGCATCAGCATGCTTTCCAACCTGCTTGTTGAAGTATTCAGCAGCTGCTTCGGTATCGCCATAAACCTTCTTGACTCGAGTGAAAGCCTTCTCGTTGTCAAGTGCAAACTTTGTTGCTGCGCCACCCGCCAGAACGAGCGGGAGTGTCCAGTTGTACTGAAGCTGTCGGCCAGTCCACTGAATCTGGTTGCCGAACGCCATGAGGGACTTGCGTCCCCGAGCACTCGCAAATCCAGTGGGGCTCGCTGCTGTCGCGTTCGCGGTTGCGAGCTGTCCTTCAAGTCGAGCAACCTGCGCCTGCAATGCCTTGATCTGGGCCTGCGCCTGAGCAGACAAGACACGAACGTTGATGTTCATGTAAGCGTTAATTGCACTGGCCCTTCAGCTGGGACCTAAGTGGGCCTCGTTTGAAACGTGCCCTAAAGACCTCATCATCATAAAGCAAGCCCCCGGCGCTGTGCAAGCACCGGGGGCTACGCTTTATCTGCGACGACCTCTTCCCCTTCCAGGGGGCCTTCGAAGTCCAGCTCCTCGTCCCATCTGGTCGTTCTTTTTCTCGTTCTCCCTAGCCTCGTGCTGTGACTTCTGGCTAAGGATATAGTAGAACCTGTCCATCAAGCCTGGGTTCTGGTCATAAAGACCACCCTGTACTGGAAGGTGGTTCCACCGCATTGCTTCGCAGAGATTGAACAACTTGATTTCACTGCAGACGGGAGGAGGGATTTCCTTCCCGCGAACAAAGAGACTTACTTGTTCGCGGAAGAGGCTTCCCCCTCCTGCTGCTCCTTGACCTGCTTGCGGAGCTCGGTGAGGCGATCGAGCTCCTTGTCGATCTCCTCCAGGTTCATGTCAGCCTGCATCCACGGGTTCTTGGTGCGGATGAAGAACTCGAGGTCCTGGATCACCTTGGGGTTGAACTTGTCGAGAAGGTCATCCAGGGCGCGCTTGCGCTGGCGTTCATCCGGGGGGCACAGGTACTCGCTGAAGCCACGGGGGTCCTTCGGGTCCTTGTGGAAGATGACCCAGGAGACGACGGACTCCTTGATGAGCGTATGACGCTCGTCGGCGGGGTCAACGTCGATGACCGCTTCCTGTGAGCGCTGATTCATTCGGATTCCCTTGTTGGTCATCTTCTGGAATCGCGTCTTCGCGCCCTCGTTCATGGGGCGGATTTCGAAGTACTGCTTCCCATCCGGGAGCTCGTACTTGAACGTCTCATCGACGCCCCAGTAGTCTTCGAAGGTCGGTCGATCCTCGAAGGCATCCTGCTGTTGGTTCTGTCCGTAATCTTCTTGCGTCATGACCTTTGTGTCCCTCTCTGTGGACTAGCGCTGGTTATCCTAGGATGGGGTTTGCCCCCGCCGCATTCTACCCAATAGTTCGGGCGGAACGCAACGGGGGCAAACAGTCGGAACCTCGATCAGAAGATCGTGTCCTCCGCACTCCTGACCGTGGAGGTCAGAATCTTGGTTGCAGCCGACGGACGGAGCGCCCGGAAGCTGATGTCGTTCTCGATCACGTCGTCACCCGAGGGCTCCAACGCGAAGGGCTCGAGAGCGATCTTCGGGATGGTGAACTTGATCTCACCCTTCACCGGTGGCGTGCTGCCGACGATGTCCTCGTAGGTCGTGCAGGTGATGATCAGTTCATCCTTGGTGGTCAGGCCACCCGGCGTGGTCGCAACAGCCGTTCCCAGAACAGCCCGCCGCCAGAGAGCCGAGTCGGCTGGCCGGATCGCGAACGAACCGGACACCTCTCGAGCCTTTGCGGTGAGGTCTCCGAGGATGAACGACCCGAGACGGAAGTCGTCATCTTCGAAGTTGTTGTTGATGTCCAGGCTGAAGGACTTGGCGGGCAGCGTCACACCGTTGAGCGTGATCGAGATGTTGGTGCCCACGATCATCGGCGAGTCGTCCCAGTCCGGGGCCGCAATCTTGGTCACACCTGCGGTGCCGATACGAGCGATCAAGCCCGCCGTGCCCATCAGGTAGCCATTCGCCTCGGCCTCGAGGTGGAACGTGTTGACGACCGCATCGGTGAACCGCAAGGTCTCCAGCGAGCCGCCGATGTTCTCCTCGACTGCAAGGAAGGGAAGCGTTGCCGAATCCAGCGGGGTGAGCGTGTGGGTGCTCGCACCGTCTGCGGTGACCGTCGCGGCTTCGCCGAGAGCGGCCTTCAGGAGGGTCGGAAGCGACTCCAGGCGAGCATAGAACTCGTAGTCACCGGACCACGAGATCGCTCCGAGGTAGGCGTCAACCGTGTCTCGTCCACCTCCGATCTCGGGATCGGTGATCAGAAGGTCACGATTCGGCCCGAGCGAGCCTCCTCGCAGCTTCATGGCCGTGTGGGCCGACGCGAATCCTGCCGGGAAGACTCCCGCGCTCGCCTGGGTGGCGAACAGAACCTGACCGGCCTGCGAACTGAAGCCCATGCTCAGTTACCTCCATCCTGGTTGGGAGTCGAGAACGACGTTCCGAACGAGGGAAGCGAGGAGGCCGAGTCAGACGACTCATCCTTCTCCTCTTCCTTCTCGTCTGCGTCGACCTTCTCCGTGCTGGTGTCCTCGACGCCTGCGGCACCGAGGGGGTTCTCCAGCTGATTGGTCGCCGCCTCGACGTGGGACTCGACGCCCGCGTCACCGGCTGCCTGCTCGGCCTGCGCCTTGGCGACAGCAAGCTTTGCCTCGAGTCGAGCATTCTCCACGAGAAGCTGACTCGCCTCGTACTCGCGCTGACGATCCTTCTCGCTGATCGCCTGCTCGGCCTCGGCCTGTGCGATGTCCTCGCGCAGGCTCTGGTTCTTGTCTCGGAGCTCCTGGAGCTCCTCGTCACTCACGGTCGCCATTCTTTTCTCCTCAGTTGGTTCGCCGAGTTTCGGTTTCGATCCAGAACTCCAGTGTGGACAAGTACAGCATCTGAGCATTGATCTCCCCGGAGAAGTACCTCGCGGTTCTGATCCCCCATCGCCGCATGGACTCGGTCCAACCGGTTGCTGGAGATGCACTCATTCCACCCAAGACTACCTGTAGGTTGGTGTTGGTGTAAAGCACCATGCGAACCGCCGTCGAGAGGGCCGCATGGACCGCAAGTCCACGCTCTTCCTCGGAATCCTTGACAAAGGACTGGACTCCGAGCGTGTACTCTTGGATCGTGGGAAGCTGTGGAGCTGGTGCCCCAAGTGCTTGCATTTCAAGCGAAGACGGGTCCGGTCCCCAGGTCTGCGGGAACACTCCAATAGACTGCTGTGGGTCCACGTTTCGCAAGGCTCGCTTAAAGACCTTTACGTCAGGGTCGATTGTGCCCATCGCCAATGCAACGTACTTGACTACGTTGTTCGGAAAGACTGTTTCGTCCTGTTCAATCACTTAGACACACTACCCTTCTGTACAAAGAAAGCAAGCATCGTAAGAACTTGCGTGAGATCTTTTTCATTCAAACCAAGCACCGGACGAGGCATCGTGTGAGGATTACTTCTGCCTTGTTGCGCAGTCTTCATCTTCTCGCGAACAGACTTTGTGCGTGGCGGGTTTTCCGGGTACTTCAACGAAGCGATGCCCGGACTGGAGGTTACGCCAATCTGACCCTGCGTGATATACTCCTCCAGCTCTCCAGTTCGCTTGTTGATCGGATGCGAACCCTCGAAACCTGACCTCTCGCGAATCTCGACGGTAGCGGGCGCAAGGGGAAGCCACTTCCCCGTCACATCATCACCTTCGTTGACGAAGCGATTTGCAGCTCTTTCCTTTACCCAGGGGCCGACAGCGCCATACAGAAACTCAGCCAAGCCGGTCACGGATAGTGCCGAGTCGATCTTGTTCAGCATGGCTTGGACGCCCTGCTCATTGCCGACGATCTCGAAGTCAATAAAGCCAGTTGCTTTGCCTGTCATGCTCCCACCGCCGTAATGAGATGTGTTGCCGAGCACTGTACGCCATCGGCACCCTTAAGAATTGCCGTATCGTAATCTGCCTGAGACTGCGCGATATGACCAAACAGCTTTCGAGAACCCTTGCGCACGGGCTCGTTGAGATAATCCCAGTACGCAGCCTTGTCGGCGGAGATGTTCAGTCCCCAGATTGACCAGTAATTCATCTTTGTCATGAAGGTCGAATCGTACCGCGACGGAACAGCAGCATCAGCTGGATTCATGTTGTAGTCGTAGATGTATCCCCACGAGTAGAACCCATTGTCATTTGCCCAGATCGCCACAGCAGTGCCGGAATAATAGAACTTGATGATGCAGCGCTCTGCGCCTACCCACTGGCAGTACTCGTAGAACTCGTTTCGATACGTCGCGTTCCCATAAGATTCCTTGATGTCAAGTACAAGAATATGAGTATCCTTGTAAAGTCGAATCAAGTCCTCAAGGAGTGCATACTGCTGGGGGCGACCATCCTGACACTTCGCGTTCTCAACTGCCATCACTTGTGCCAGTGTCATTGTGTTAATCGGAGCGCTACTTGCGCCGAGAGAGGTCGCACTGAGATTTGCGTCGTGACAGCCGATCCAGTATCCATCCAAAGTTCTCTGCACTGAAATCTCAAGAACCGAGTAACCCAGAAGGACAGCCATCGTGTAGGCGTGAGGGCTCATCTCGGCGAACCTCATCCCCCCGCCTCGATGTGCCCAAGTGACTCCTGGCTTAGCCAGCATCTCGGTCACATTGCTGAAGCCGCGCTTCGCTACATGAAGTCCGACTGGCGTCCTGATTCCCTCGTCGGTCTGAATGTACAGCCGTCGCCCGTCGGGAAGCTCAAGGCCATATCCCTCCGGGGGCTCGGGCTCGAGAGGCTCCTCCGCACCCAGGAGGGCGATGCTCTCGATTGCACGAGCATTCGTGGAAGACCAGGCGACATCAGCATCGCTCGTATTGCCTGCCTCTATGAAGGGCCTCGAGCCTAGCCAAATGGCAGTCTGTGTTCCAGATGCATTTGATCCGTAGGTGTTACGAATGAGTGTGTGACCAGCGGGAGCGGTCGTTGGATTGACGGCTCTGTCGGTACACTCGTTTGAGGCAAGTGTAAGCTGCAGGCAGGCACCTGAAATTGCAAACGCCAAGGCTCGCTGAAGTGCCCCCGCCGACGCGCTCTCGCCTCCGTAGGAGTTATTGTACCCCGCAAGGTATGTGTCTGGATCGACACCTCGAACAACTACGAACGTTCCAGCGTTTCTGCCTGCTCCAGAGGTTCCAGCGGTAAAGGTGTATGAGCTTGGAATCGCTCCGAGTGCAATCTCGGCGGCGGTGACCCTGTGTGCATAGAATCCGACGATGCGGAAAGACGTACTACTCGCAACAAAGGCAGGGCCGAGGCGAGTAAAAGCCGCATTCGCGAAGTCATTGACAGCTGTTGAAGACTGATTCCGCTGAGCAACAAGAAAAACATCGTTTGCCTTGATGCCACCCGGAACAGTGGGGACGTTGTACGTCGTAACCCAACCTGTACCTGATCCACTTTCGTAATAGGTCGGCTCGCCTACTACGAAAGGCGCAAGCCGAGCCATCAAGGCCTCACAACAAGAAAACCGTCAACCGGGAACCCATCTGGCGCATCCTCAAGAGAGTCGACAACGAACGGAATTGCGGTCAAGTTGTTGACGGCGCGCCAGTATTCGGACGTGAATGATGGAGCATTCGGCGAAGAATGTGCCTGAGTGCAAATCCACTGAAGAAGGTTTCCCGCAATCGAGTACTCGACAATGTCATTCACCTGATAGCCAAGAGAGTCCCACGATCCACGGTAAGGACTGTGACCATCGGTCCCGTCTTGACCGTCCTCGCCGTCCTCTCCATCTTGGCCGTCTTGACCGTTCGCACCATTCTGGACAGAGAAATCGAAAGTAGAGGCGTCGGTTAGGGTGATTCGGTACGTGTCGATGGTTCCGGGTGCGCCGTTGCCGCTCAGGAGGGCGATCCCCGCGATGCCTACGCCGTCCTCCCCGTCCTCTCCATCGTTTCCGCCCCCACCAGCCGGTGGGTTTGCAGCGAGGTACGCTTCGACCGCTTCCTCGATGGCCTCCGGGTCAACCTCGCCTGCATTGATGATGATCGGAGGGGCCGTGGGCGCAAGCGCGGCCTGTGGAAGCTGAATAACGAGATCTACGACACCATCAACGGCAGTGTCTGCAGAGATTCGCACATCTTTGTTCGGGAACTGAACCGTGTCACTGCCTGCGACAAGGCCAGAGAAGGCAATCGAGTGAGTATTTGTTCCCTCGGGAATCAAAGGTGAAATACCACTCGTCGTCAGGTCAACGACCTTGACGGTCCTCTTGTCATTGAGCGTCATATACCCATCAGAGTCAATGACGCAGGTTGTCGGAAAGTTCGCCGCTAGGAAAGGGACCGGCACCCCGTTCAGAATCTGAGCGGCAGCGACACGAGGTGTGATCGTAACCGTGCCCCCCGTGAGGAACCTTGTGTCAGGATCGTCGTCAATGTCGTCTACCGAGTCTGCAGTAATGAGGCCGAATCTCGCTCGGCACGCAACATACTCAAGTCCGTCAGGCATCAGATCAACCTTCGCGGGCGGGGGCCGTAGCCGATGGTTGTAAAGTCTTTGTAGAAGTCACCTACCAACGAGGTGTCGTCCTCGTTGTGGATCATAGGACCCGTAACTGAGTCTCCGTCGTCGCCGTTGTCGATGAGCTCTGCTCCGACGAGGATGGGATCAAGGTTTGCGAGTCTCTTGAGAATGGCATATGCCTCATCGAGCATTCGCTTTCCGTAGGCATTCAGATTGTCCTGCTCGCCAACTGCTGCAACGTCGAGAATGAATCGACCGCTCGCTATGAGCCAGTTGAGCTTCTTGAGAATAAGAATCGTTGGACGATTCTCGTTGCTGGAAGCAATGACAAACGGGGTCACATAAACGTGACCCAATGCAGCTTCGATTTCCTCAGCTGCAAGCTTGATGTACTGCTCTTTGGTCTGGTAACTCGGAGGTGCAAGATCTCCGGTTCGCAGGTCCGTCAAAGCGCAATAAGCATCTGCTACGTTTGCCATTGCTTCCTCGATCTACTTGGTGGACTGGTTCTCAGCTGGCGGGCGGAGTGGCGGGGGGGGTCGGGGTAGAGGGCGTCGACTTCGTCGAAGACTCCTCTTCCTTCACTTCCTCTTCCTCCACGTCACCTTCGGGAGTCGCACCCTGCGAGGTGTCGACGTCCTTGGTCACGTACTGCGACTCGACCTTCTTGTCGGCACCCTTCTCAGCGAGGTACGGGCGCTCGGTCTCGTTCGCGAAGTTCTGGTAGATCGGGTCAACCCCGATGAAGCCGTTGTCGGAAGGCTGCGGGTCGGTTCCCTTGATCAGCTTGGACATTTTTCTTCTCCTTGATCTTTGAGGTCAAGGGCGGGGCTGCCGGAATCCGACAACCCCGCCCTCAGGTGATCAGCTCGGGAGGACGACGTCCACCGTGGCGCTGTACTCCAGGTGCGGGAACACCGGGAACATCTTGACGCCGTTTCCGACGTCCTGACCCCACGGGTCCTTGGTGCCCTGCTCCCACTCGTAGAAGCCGGACTGCCAGTTGCCCTCGGGGTGCGGCGAGGTCAAGGTCTTGGCCCAGCCGATCTTCGTGGTGGCGATCTCCGCCAGATCCTGCATGTTCGGCAGCAGGATCAGTCGGGTCGTCGGGAGGAACCGGTTTGCGGTGACCGTGTTCGATCCGATCGGACGAGTCCGGTAGACCGAATCGTACTCGCGGAGGCTGATCCCCGTCGAGGCCTCCACGACCTGACGCGCAGCTGCTGGAGACCAGCCAGCCGTGGCGTACAGGAGATCAGGCGCACCGGCGTTGCCCGCAGAGTCGTACACGGCACCAAGGCCCGCACGCTGCGAGAACTTCTCCGACAGCCAGAACTGGTTGAAGATCTTCTTCGAACCGATGGCGCTGCCGAGGCGAACGCCATAGGTGTCGTAGAACCACTCCGACAGTTCGGTGAAGAACCGGATGGGGTCGAAGGTCGCGCCCGAGATATCCCAGACGCCATCGACGATTCCCGCCTTGGCGACATCGAATGCCGCGTTTCCGGCCGACTGGTTCGCGGGCCGACCGTACTGGACCGTGAACTTGATCTTGCCATCGTTGTAGACGATCTCACCGTTGCCGAGAGCGTTCAGAACCATCCACTCGCGCCGATTGTCGAGCTTGCGACGACGAAGGGCACGGTCGCGAGCGACCTTGCTGTTCCAGTCCTGCAGGGCGGAGTCGACCAGGAGGGGAAGGCTGCCGTTCTGCATCGCCTCGGCGATGCGACGAAGCTCCCGCGCCCGGTTCACGTCCGAGGCATCGTAGTGATCCTTGAGGGACCAGTCGATGACACTCGCACGACCCTGACCGGCAGTGACGTCGTCCTTCTGGGCCAGCTCCGACTCCGCGTCCTCGGCACGAGCCGGGGCCAGACCGTCAACCTGCACGGTCAGGTAGTCGAAGATGACATCGTCGGTTTCGACCGGCAGCCACGGGGCGAGATCGTTGCTGATGTGCTCGAAGGGAGGGTCGATCTCTCGGATGGCTCCGAGCGACGTCTCCTTCCGAACCAGGCGATCCTGTCCGATGGTGCTGGCGTTCTGCAGCTGGCTCACGTCGCCACCCGCCTGCGTGAAGGCAGCGAGCGCAGCCTCGAAAGCAGTACTCATTGTGCGTTCGTCCCTTCTCACTTCGCCTGGATGGAGAGACCCTTGGTCCCTCGCATGGCGTCGATGGTCGTGTTGGTCAGCGTGATGCGAGCACCTGCCGCATTCCGCTCGAAGCACCACGCCTGAACCACGGTGGCCTCGTAGGTCACCGCGATCTCGTTGTCGTGCTCCATCAGCTGCCAGGGCAGCCAGGTGTCGTTCAGACCGACGATGTTCGCCAGGGTCTGGCGTCCGTCCGTGGCATCAGCCTGGAACGGGCCGACCTTTCCGGCGTCGCCACCGGAAGTGATCTTTGCCATGACCTCGCCCGGCAGAAGAACCTTCTGCACGACTCCGTCGATGGTCTCGTTGGGGACGGTGGCGGCTGCAACCGTGTACGACTCCTTCTTGACGTCCTGCGTCGAGCGCAGGTACTCGTTGGAGCCGAACGGCTTACGCTGGCCACCACCCTTACTAAAGGAAGGCATCCTGTCTCCTCTTTCGTTTCTGGGTTCTCGTCAGGCTCAGTTGCCTGCGAGCTGGGCCTCGAGCTTGGCCAGCTCCTTGAAGGAATCCTTGGCTTCGATCTGCTCTTCGGAGAGGCCCGAGTCGCGATGCGACTGGACGATCTCACGAAGGGTACTGATTCGGGCCTCGATTTCCGACTTGGCGCTGTCGTTCTGGGGGGCGGACTCATCCCCCGCAGCCGTGCCATGCGTCTCGAACAACTTGCTCGCCGGGGCGGCCTCCATCGTGGCCTTCCAGGCAGCGAACTGCTCAGACGAGAGGCTGAGTGCGAACGCCTCGGTCGCAGTCAGGTTCTCGTCATTGGCAAGGATCTTGTTCTCCTTGACCAGCTTGGCGACGAACTCCTTGCGAGCGCTCTCGATGGCCTCCGTACGGAAGGTCTCGAGTCCGCTCACATGGTTCGCGAGTGCCTCGAAGTCGAACACCTGGGTGTCGCCCTCGGCCTTCACGAAGTTTCGGAGAGCGTCCGGCACCTGTGCCTGCACTGCCGGGGCAGCGGGCGCGCTCGCAGCAGCCGGGGGCTGTGCGGCAGGCGGCGGAGTGCTCTGCTTCTTGTTTGGGTCCTCACCCGTCATCTGAGCCTCCTCGACTCGATTGGTAATGGTGACGTGCTTTCCGCCCGCCGCCAGCTTCTCGGGAGGCGTCTTGAGGAACGCCTCCACCTCCGAGGCAGACCACTTGTTGCTTGCCTCTTCGGGCTCGTCTTCATCCTCTTCGGGGTTGTCGACAACCTCGTCGACAAGTCCGGCGTCGAGTGCTTCGTTGCCGGAATACCACTCGTCACCGGCGCGCATGATGTCTCGCCAGCTGGTGATAGTTCCCTGTCCCGAACGAACAGCGTAGATGTCAGCGATGTTGTCACTGACACGATCCAAAAGATCCGCAGCCTTTCGCATCTGCTCTGCATTGCCGCCTGCATAGGCAGTGGCGTCATGGATCATGACCTGAGCGTTGCGAGTCGACATTCGCGTATCAGCCGCCTGAAGAATGAAGCTGGCAGCAGACGCGGCCAGCCCATCGACGATGGCCGTGACAGTCGCCTTGTGGTTCTTCAGGGATGCGTAGATCGCGAGTCCATCGAACACCGATCCACCGGGGCTGTTCAGGTGAAGTTCGATCTGATCGGAGTCGATCTCATTCAGGAGTGCCGCAAAGTCCTTGGCACTGGTTCCCCAGTAGCCGATCTCGTCGTAGATATAGACCTTAGTTGCCTCGCTCTTGGTTTTCGCATTGACAATGCGGAACCAGTCAGCACCGTCGGCTGGAGGGGTTCCTCTCATCGCGAACGTCAGGAGGTCGATCTGGGTCATGGGTGCCACCTTACCTAGTTGTATGTGTCCCCGTCCAGCAATGGCCGCTAGACGTTTGGTGATTGTGTGCCTGTTGACTGTACTTCACTGAGTAGAGCATCACTCTCGCGAAAAATGATCCTGTGCCATCTCAAGCAATTCCGACACCTTATCTTGGCTACCCCTCGTTCGAAGATGAGTTCACCATAGATTCTGTTCTGCTTCCAGATCTTTACGTGAACAAAAAGTGTCCCCTTCTTGTCTACTCCGTAAGTAGCAAGAAGTGGCTCACCTCTGCAGAAGCATCGAAGCTCCTTCTCGCGGCGAGCCATATTACGCCCTGGAAAAAAGCTCGATGGATGAGTCAATCTTAGACTCAAACATCTTCATGTAGTTGGCAGGCGTCTCGTACTCACCTGCTCCAAGTGCGGTTGTCCGTGTGAGCCAGTTGTCCATCATGTCATACAGGTCATCAACTCGATCGCCAGTCTTCGTGAGACCCAGCTTTCGCAAGCTGTCGGCAAGCTGTCGCTTGTATCCCATCTGAGGCTGAAACCCTACTGACCCAAAGGTTCCGTTCCTGAACCCCTTTTCGACCTGCAAGCGAACGCGCTTGACAATGAGTCGCTTGATCTCGGCGGTCTGATCTTCAGCACTCTTGTCAGGCTCTTCCTCGGCAGGCGGCGCCTGCTCGGTGTCGGTAACAACCTCGATCTCCTCGATGGACAGACCAGTCATCTCTCCAAGCTCTCGGGTGTCAAAGGCAATTGCACCCTTTTCAAGAAGTGCACTGATGATGGACTGAAGCAGCTGGCTGTTCGTCTTGCCCATCTTTGTGAATACAATTCGAGCGGGGATTGCCTTGCCGTTGAAGTTGTATCCAACAATGGGACGAATGATGTACTTGTTGATGTAGTCAGCCCAGTCGCCCGAGATGGCATTCAGCATCCACTGGTAGACCTGTGTGTGCTGTGTGCCAAGGTTGTACGAACCAACGTCCGCCGTCCGCATCATCAAGATGGGAGTGAACATCGCAAGTGACATCTCTTCATCAAGCCGCGTCATGTAGCGCTCGAAATCAGCGCCGCGCATTTGCGATTCGAGGTACTCGATCTGGTAGTCAAACGAGGGATTCGCCTCGTCGGAGATCTGGGTGCGATCGTTCGGTAGGACAACTGTCGAACGGTTCCGCAGTGCCTGGAGAAGGATCGCCATGAGCTTGTTGCCCTTGACTGACTCCCCGTTGACGTCGATCTCATCTTCGTAAGGAGCACGGCCAACCGGGGTGGGCTCTCCATACCGCTCGAAGTATCGGTTCGCGAACAGGTGAAGAAGGATGGAAAAGAACCAAGGCTGGAATGCCGACTCAAGAAGACGACGACCGTAGTAGTTTCCGTTCTCCATCAGGAGGGGATACCAGTACGAGTTCTCGACCGGAATCTTCTCGAAGGCTCCCCACTGGTCAATGCCGTCATAGATCTTGTGAACAGCAATGCCACCGTTCTTGGTGGGCGTCTTGATCTTCTTCCAGTTGACCTTGCAGTCCTCGGGAATCAAATCCTTGATCTTGTTGAGAACTACCTCGCGTCCGTTGAGGTCGTTCTCCCACTGAAGAACGTTTGGACTGTATCCAGCCCAGAGTGCTTGAGACTGTGCACGAACAAGTCGAGACCAAACATTGCGAAGCTGGTTTTCAACGAGGTCTGCGACACCCTGCCGGGGAGACTCGATGTGCCAGTCCATCTGGTGCATCATGAACGTCAGAATCGAAAGAGAGGAGTTGATCTGGTAGTGCCCGCGCATCTGACGGAAGTCGGCCAGTGTCAACTTGCTCGTGTCAAATGCGATGGCTCCGCCTCCTGGGAGACTGAGCATCGGAACGTCATCTCCCGCCCAGTTGCCGTATCGCTCGCCAAGCGCTGGCGGCTTGACCTTCTTGTTCTCAAGGTCCTTGCTACTGATGGGCTTTCCGTTCGGCCCGAGCAGTCCTGTCACGAGTACACTCCTCTGCTAACGCAGTCCGTGTGGGATTGGGAAGGTTGGCATTCCAAAGCTTGGCGGGACTGGCGCCTTTAGGCCAGAATCGTCAAGTCCGGGCAGTCCGCCCCCTGATCCGACATCTCCGTATCCGAAGGGGTCATCCGAGTCGAATACACTCGAACCTTCAGAAGTTGACTTTGAGGATACACGACGACGGTATGATCTGTCACCCATCAACGTAGTCACAACTCCGGCGATGCCGTCTGCAACATCTTTTGATCCATTGACAGGGTGGTCAATCTTTCTTCCCGTGTCCTCAAGCTCTGTGATCTCCTTGAAGGCAATGTTCACAAGTTCACCTTCACCTGCCGTTATGTAAGTCATGTACGGCGGAATGTCAATGCGCTCTTCGTAGATCGCGTCACGCATATCTTCATAAGGAAGCTTTGACTTGTCGATCGAAAGATAGTTAACCTTGAAGCGCTTCTTGCGAAGCTGCTGGCGGGTGTCAGTGGACTGGAACCCGTCCATCGAGACGTTTTGGATTCTGAACCCACGCTTCTTCAAGTCATAGATGTAGTTTCGAAGCTCACTGATCAAGACTTCTTGTCCGGGCGAAGCCTTGACTCTGATGATTGCGTCGATGACGATGTAAGGCTTTTCGTCCTCGTCTTCGTCGGTTCTGACCATATGAGAAACATGCCCCATGACGATACCCGCCGCGTCACCGTTGCCGCTGTAACCGATATCTAGGTGAACAGCCCTGCGTAGCGGGGTAGGCGAGCGAAACCACTCCGCAAGGGCGGGGTGGCGCGGGTCCGGGCCGACCGGCTGCTCCTCGCCGTATCGCTCCGTCCACCTTTCGAAGCACTCTTCTACCTTGTGGACCAACGAGATAAATGCCGAGCCAGCCTGAGGCGGAATCCCAGCCAGGTCGCGGAGGGCCTGCTCAGGCTTGTTTCTGAAGTTCTTCTCGTAGACCCTTGGAATCTCGAAGATGTGATCTGGATAACCAAGGAGTCCAGCTGCCTCTTTGCTGACGATCTCCTTGCGCTTTGAGTCGTACCAGAACGAGTTTCTTGTGCCATCTGGATTTAGGTACTCGGGGAAGTCCCAGCCGAGTGACTCCCAGATCGTCATACGAACCGTATGAGCATTCTCTGGGTCCTCGTTAAGCTCCTTGTACTTCTTGGCCGCAAAGCCGTTAGCCTTCTTCATCTGTCCAACAGTCAGAAGAAAGCCCCTCGACTGGAAGCGAGAATCAATACGACCGTTGATCGTATTCCAGCCGTCGTCGCCGTAGTCCTTGTTCTGTGTGACCTTGTGTGAATCAGCCTCATCTAGGATACCGCCAAGAATGTTGTAACCCTCGAACGATGTCTCCTGGGAGCTGCCGGGAAGAATCCAGATGTCTTTGTCAAATCGAATCTGATTCTTAAAGTCGGGATCATACGGGAAGTTATCTCGGAACCAAGGCGAGTACTGAATACGAGCCTTTACATCTCCGAACACCGTCTCCTTTGCCTGGTCCTCGGAAGTACTCATCATCATGAACGCGATACGAGAGCCCGGAAGAAGATTGAAGTAGCCCTGCGGGTCCTTGAGGCAAAGAACCCAGTGAACCATGTAAGGCAGGATCACAGATGCCATCGTCGTCTTGCCGATACCGATGGCACCTGTGAACATACCCCAACGGTACTTAGCAATTCGCTTGCCATTGGCCTCTGTCCCAAAAAGCTCAATAAGCTCGGCGCGAACGCCGGGCCGAATGCCTGATGCAATATTGAGATAGTCGGGACCGAGAAACTCTTCGATCGAAGCAGGCTTCTCGTTGAACCAGTGATGATCCTGCAGCCACTGGAGGTCGGCTGCAATCTTCGCTTGGTCCCATACCGCCGATGTCACCGGCACTCGCCCCTTGCTACTGCAAGTCGATGACGATGAACTCGAACTGCACCATGACAAAGGGCAACCGTCGTGACGATAAAGTACGGCCAGAAGGAGAGGACTCGCCAACCGGGCTCGGTCCCGCGAATCAGAACTTCCGACAGACTGAAGATGATCGCAATGATCCCGGCGAACGCCGCCAAGGCCCAGAGCTCGAGTTCGCGAATCTTGTGATGATTCTTGCACTGGCGATTCAGCACAACATCAAGTACCCCAAAGTACACAAGCGAGAGAAAGAGAACACTTGCCCAGGCCAGATTGAAGTATCGGGCCAACTGTAGCCATTCTTCAGTCGTCACGACCTAGCACCTTTCCCTCGATAATCTTCGGAGCCGCTTGCGCTCCTGCCATTTCAGCAAGAAGGCCGGAGACCATCTCAGGTGTAATCTCGCCGCGAGGAATGCCACGCATCTCCAACTCGCGCACGATAGAGCCAACCACCTGATTCGGCGTTGCTGCCTGAACCGCAGCCGCTCCACCCTGGCTCACATTGACCTGCACACTGGGACCCGAGAACCTCTGTGGATCAATCAGCTTTGCCAGCTTGCTGCCGTTTGTGAACAACTGGTTTGCAATCTTGGTGACTTCGGGATCAAGTTCGCCGTACAGATTCTCTTCTGCAACACCACGATCCAGGCGGCGAGCCTGAAGTGCGAGGAGTGTTCCGAGTCCGTCGATGATCTGATCCGCGTCACGGGTGTTGAAGTGCTTTGCCAGCTCGGCTGGCTCTGATCCTGGCACTGAGCACACACTCCCTTGTCGATAGTACTTGCAATTGTTCTGAAGACTGCAGCTGTCGCAGTTAATCTTGTCCGTCGGCTGTGCCACCATTGGCTTCGTGAAAGGCGAATTGCTCTTCACGGTTGGCACAGGAACGGACTTGCTTGTGATGTCCGGTGCAGCACTCTTCAAGGCTGCAACGGTTGCCTGTCGGGACGCGAAGGCTACATTCTCCATGTAGTTCTCGGACGCCCAAATGGCCGACTTGATGTTGTAGATGCAGCGGTTTCGTGGTTCACGAGTAAGGTCGATCGGCTTCATGCCAAGCATGGTCACCCACTGAGGGACCGCTACTGTCCGTTCCGCGAGGAGCTCCTTGCCGCTGGGAAGCGTAACCTTACCCTTTCCAGCGTTCGTGCGAGGATCAACGTCAGTCGCCCCAAAGCCCATCCCAAAAGATATCCGCCAGCTGTACAAACCGTGGATATGAAGTTTGCACTGGGGGTAGTCCTCTTGGAGTTCCTTGAGCTTGCGAATAAGCGCTCGCCCTGCTCCGGTTCCAGCTGCGGGGGTGTTGATGACAACAACTCGATGCTCCTGTCCCATGACTGGACGCTCGTCGTCCGAGACGGTTGGGTCATTGCAGGCGTCAGCGTCCTCGCCGATGGGATACTCCATCATCTCTTCGAGAAGCTCTAGATTCTCAACCGACGCATCCCACGTTGGGTAAACCCCGACAGGCTTATCCCAGTTTGCCTTGACGTACTCGGCAGTGCCCTGCTCGCCCACGAGGAGGACTCGCCAGTCCTTGTCGGGGAAGTAGGCAGCAGCGTGCTTAAGGGGATCAATCCTGCGCTTGACGCACAGGCCACGATCCCAAGCGATTCTTGCTACTCCTACTTCAGCGAGCTCTCTGATGTAGTTATGGGGATTGCGAAACCATACTTCGGTCATAAGGCAATCCTCTCGGCAGCGGGCATGGAGTGCATCCTAGCACGACGACCCTATGACGAAGGAAGCACCTCCGACTATCGGGTTAAATCCATGACTCTTGCCTCGAATCAGTCGAAAAAAAATCTACCTACTATTGCCCCCGGCGGGGGGTGAATAGTTGACCAAACCCACCCGGCCCCTGTAGGATAGTAGTATCTTGCCGCTCCCCATCAGCATCGAAGGGCATCACCTTGAATCAAGAACTTGCATTGCTCATCGGAAAAAGGTTTATCCAAAGGCGTGACATCAAGGCCGTGCAGATCGCGCTGCGCGACCGTGTTATCTACATGCCTGACCGCGAGATGAAGCATCTCGGACAAGATGCTCCACTGGGATTCCTTGTTCCACATCTTCACAGACACCTGGAAGGACTGTCGACCTACGGACATTACCTTCTGGACCACGAGGACAACTGCCGAGTATTCACCTTCGACATCGACCTCAAGTCGAATGACGACAACTTTACCGGCTACTACATTCCGACCCCAACGACTGGCGCTGTCCTCACCGAGGAAGAGTGGGAACAGCACTCTGCGCCTGTCGCTTTCGATCCGAGGTCGAGCTGGGCGGACCGAGCTCACCCTTCCCGCAACTGGCTGAAGCTCCAGATGGGAATGCTTGCAAGGAAGCTTGTCTCGGGCATTCAGGAGAACCTCGGCATCAAGTGTGCAGCTGCCTACTCGGGCAACAAGGGCATTCACGTCTACGGATTCTTTGAGACGCCGGTTCAGGCAGCGGTCGCAAGGCGTGCCGCAAACCTCGTTCTCAATGCCTCCCAGGAGTGGGAACTGGCCCGCGGCCAGCAGGAGTGGAAGTACTCACTGGATGACCCTTTCCTTGGCTACCCAAACTTCAGTCTTGAAGTTTACCCCAAACAGGACAGCCTCGATGGCAAAGACCTCGGCAACCTGGTACGACTCCCACTTGGTCGGAATCTGAAATCACCAGATCCGACCTTTTTTCTTGACCTAACCACGCCGCCCGGCGTGATGCAGCCTCATCCCGATCCGGTGAGACTGTTGACCGAGGGAGACCCGTACCAGTAGCAGGAAAGAGAATTGAAGAAACTTCCCCGCCCTGTAACACTAAGGGACCCAAATCTTCCACATCAAGTTGTATTCTTTTATGGCGAAGGAGGCGTGCATGTCTCGTGCAACTGCCTCTGTGTCGGCGACGAAGAATACATCTCGATGGGCAAACCAGACGGAGATCTCGCCATGTCCAGATGGCTATACAACAACCGTGCCAATCACCGGAAGTCTTTTGAGCGAGAGGACTTCGCGAAGTGGTGAATGAGCCGATTGACTTCGAGGCAAGGCTTGCCCAGAGGGAGGCGGAACTTGCGAGCAAGGGGGTAATCAAGCCTCCTGTTGTTCAGCAACCGCCAGCGGCACAGCCCGAACCTGAGTGGAGCGCAGACGTACTCCTCCCCGACCTCGGTGGGCGCGAACTCACGGACGACGAAAAGGCGCTTGACAACCTTGTTGACGGAATCACGTTCGTACAGGCGTACAACAAGTGGATTGGTAAGATGCAGGCCGTTCAGACCAAGGAGGACGGCAACGTCATCTCCTGCCCGCTGCCTGATCACGCCGATCCGCCGCCGAACTATAACGCTTGGTTCAAGTCTGACGGAACGTGGTTCTGCGGAAAGTGCTACGAGGGCGGCGACATTCACGATCTCGCCGCAATCGCCTTTGGATACCCCCGTCCGGGGTATCGTGATCGTGAGTATTTCCCCAAGCTTCGACTACAGATGGCCGAATCGTTCGGCTACAGGACAAAGGAGGTCGCTGGTGGCAAGATTTCATGGATCGAGGAAGAAGCTCCACAGGTTCCTCAAACTCCACCTCCAACGGTCCCTCAACCTCCAGTACAAGCTGACACACAAGCTGCTGATGCTGGAAATCCAGCTGATGCTGAAGATATTGAAGATGGTGAACCCGGAAACGTAGCCTACCTCTACGCCGACGAAGAGGATCTTGAGGTAGTCAACTACCCTACGATCGACTGGAAGAAGATTGTCCCCCAGGACACGTTCGTCTACGAGTACATGAAGGCTTGCACGAACGATGACTCCCCCGAGGAATACCACTTCTGGCACGCTCTACTGGCTCTTGGGCTCGTCGTAGGACGAAAGGTCACACTGGACGACACTCGCCCGGTGTACGGGAACTTCCTACTTTGCATTCTTGGCGCAACCGGAACCGGCAAGAGCCGGTCACGCGGACATCTGGACCATGTACTCCGTGAATCGGCACCCTACCGCGAAGATGGCACCGCTACCTCGGGTGTCAAGATTGTTCCCGTTCCGTCATCCGGTGAATACTTGGTTCATCAGTTCCAGTACGAAGGCAAGGACCCCATAAACAACAAGACAAGTCTTGGTTTTCAGCCCGTCACAGGCATTGTCGACTTCGATGAGATGTCGGCACTTCTTGCACGAGCAAATCGCATGGGCTCGAGCCTCAAGCCAACCATCATGCAGCTTGCAGACGCCTCAAACAGCGTTCGCATCGGTGGTCTCCAGCGGGGCGATTTCATCGCTCACCAGCCGTTCTGTTCAATCACGGCATCCACCCAACCGAAAGCCATCAGAACCCTGCTATCACGCACCGATACCGGCAGCGGCTTTTTGAATCGGTGGATATTCGCGGGTGGCCCATCAAAGCAAATCGAAGTTTTGGGCGGTGCGCGTTCGGATATCAGAATCAACCTAGATCAGGCCGTCGTGAAGCTCAACGAGGTTCGCGGGTGGGGGTCGTTCGAGCGTTCGATCGAGATGGAGGATGACGCATACGAGTTCTACTCAGCGTTCTTCCGAACCAATATCGAGCCGACCAAGTTGAAAGACGAAACGGACCTCCTGAAGCGTATCGACTTGTTCACCAAAAAGATGATGCTGCTCCTGACGATCAACCTCAAGAAGGAGAAGGTCCCACTCGAGGTAGTGAAGGCCGTCAGGATTCTGTTCCAGTACGTCATCGACTGCTACGCGATTCTGAACGAGAATATCGGCATCACTGTTATGCAAGACGTGATGACGGAAGTCCAGCGGCACATTGAGCGCCACCAGTCGAGGACGGGACGGGGTTGCACTCCTTCAGATCTGGTTCGGTACACGAAGCGAAAGAACTACAGCCTCGAGCAGATCAAGAAGGCGCTCGATGTGATGACATCGCTCGATATCATCGAGTTGGACAAGCCACCGGAGGGAAAGATCGTAAAGGGACGTCCCGCTATCCGGTACAAGGTGGTGGGAGAATGAGTATCGAACTCGCTATGCCGGAAATCCCCAGCGACATCTTCAATGCCGCACTGGAGGATCAAGACCTTTTCTACCACGACCGCTGCCGCGAACTCTGGCAGGAGGTCATCGAGGAGGTCATGGAGGAAGAATACTCAGGCCGCCAGCACCACAACACCGGCACCTACAATCAGGGCTGTCGTGGCCCACTTTGCCGTAAGGCAAACCGCGAGCACCCCCGCCGCAATACCACCGCTCCAACGCCGCTTCAGCTGCGGGATGAGCGGGTTTACGATCCGGTACTGGAGTACTTCAACGTCATCATCCGGCATCGTGTACGAACCGCACAACAAACCATCCTCAAGGAACTGAAGGAGCAAGTATGAGCAAGAAGGCCACGCGCCCCCCGGCGAAGTTCAAGACTGCACACATCTCGATGCAGGTCGATGACACCAAGCAGGAGAAGGACGCCGACTACAGGAAGATCTTCGCGCAAGGCTACGATTGGCTCACCGGCACCGAAGCCAATGCCGAGTCACGGGTCTTCATGAAGAAGTGGGCCGATCACTTCGGCTACCAGCTCGCCACCGTCACTGGCTACGGCACCTGGGTTGCGGTCAAGAAGAGCCTGATCTACCGGGGCGGTTCCATCGGGCGGCGCTTCGCCCTTCCCGGCAACAAGAAGGCCAAACAGCCGCACGGCCAGAAAGGGGTTGTCTGGCTGAGTTGGAACATGGGGTCGGCCTACGGCAAGTTCTCGGTCGGATCAGTCCACTTCCTGACCGTTGCGAGCGCCGGGAACACCGACAAGAAGCTCGCCAGTGACCGCAAGTACCTCCGCGTGTTGCAGCAGTGGTTGACCCGCCGTCGCCAGCTCAAGCACAGCACCTTCCTCGGCGGTGACGCGAATCGAGATGACAAGAAGTACAACATCTTCCAGAATCTCGCATCGTTCATCACCTGCTGGGACGAGCTGAAGAAGTGGCCCGGCACCGTCCCGAGCGGTCGGCCCATCGACTTCATCGCGCGAGACAAGAACAGCAGCCGGGTGAAGTGCGTCAGCGCACGGGTACTCACCGACAAGCAGTTCAAGCTCAACACCGATCATTTCATGGTGGAGGCGGAGTACGAAGTCAAGGCGCTGTAGCCCCAGCAAGTGGAACGCCCCCGTCAGGTGCATCAAGCCTGACGGGGGCGTTCTCGCTCATACGCTAGGCGTTCAGCTGGACAAAGTCTGAACGATCGCGCCCTAGCGGAGCATCGGGGACACCTCGGTGTCGGCCACAGGTCTACTATAGCCCAGGCACCCCGGCCCTGTCAACCACCCGCACTATCCCGCTAACAAGTCGTGCACAAAAAGGTCACCAGGCAAACCTGGCTGGCTATCGGCACTCCCCTATCATATCACTTAGGCAAATCTTACCCCATTAAGCGGGTAGATCGCCACGAAGTTACGATCCCGCAGCCACGAGTCAGGTCCTCCATGCGGGACCGAAAAACACCCTTTCTGCTAGGCCTATCATCCGGCCCAATAGAAATAGCCTACGTTGATAGGCCTACCTTTTCCTAGGCATATCTCACCCGCTAGACCTAGCAGAATAGGCCGTTTCCGCCCGAGTACCGGTCGCTCCTGAGCCGTCGATAGGCCTAGCGAAGGTAGGCCTAAGTGGTGTCTCCCTAAATTGCCGTGGGGCGATTTCGTGTCTCCCTAAAATGCCCCGATTGTCTCCCTTTAATGGCCCTGTGTCTCCCGTTAGGCAATTTAGGGAGACGCTTTTTCGTTGCAATTCCAACGAAAGCGATTTTAGGGAGACGTTTTCTACACACCCCCCCCTCCCCCTCTCTATATCTCCATACTCACATATATATATCCTCGATAGACTTTGACATGAGTCGTCTTATAGGTAGGACTAGGATGGGGAATACTGGTACTGACCGATCCAACTGGCCCTTATGCGTGAAAGCGATAGGCCTAGTTTAAACGGGGGTCGGAAAAGTGTCTCCCTAAATTGCACGGCCAGGGATATTGCCCGTCATTCCAACAAAAATCGTGTCTCCCTTAATGTCTCCCGAAAAGGACCATACTGATACAGAAAAACACCAGAATATACTAGAATACCAACAAAAAAGGGGTATATATATCAGGGAGACAAATCTATGTATTTAGGGAGACAAATTGGGCATTTAGGGAGATTTCTTGTATAGATCCTACTTTAACCCCCGATTGGCCGTGTAGACCCTACGAATACGCGCACAAAACCAGTCAGTAGACCTATACTTGAGTGTCAGAAAAAATGATATGTACGCGGAGGATGAAGAGCGAACGGCGGAGGGAGGGGGGCGCCGATTTTATTGGGTCCGCCGAGGCAGGTGTTAGGGTAGCCTAACCTCACATGAAAGTATTCACACATGGGCCGATAGCGTGACCTATCGGCACCCATGTGACGACTGGTTATCCACAAGGTGTGTATAACCCTGTGGATAACCAGAATGGAATGTGACGTGGATCACACAACATCTAGGCCTAGGTGGGTTGACGGGGTCGACTTCCATGCATTAGTGTTGTGCCTAGCACGAACGATTCAACCTAGACCATCGTGGTCAACGACCTCGACACATCTGGGTTAGAATACGCACATTGTCAATTCCATAGCGCACATCGTGAACACACCTCGCGACATTAGGTGTAGCATGTCCTAGTAGGGCCTCGCTGACCTAACTACCGATGATTGTCATGGGACATAGGTAGTAACCCGCACATAAATAGGCCTAGCAAACGACTAGACAACCTAGGCCTAGCGTGGTAGATTGTTCACATCAACTAAACAACACCTAGTCAAACACCTGGGAACTATACCGTGATAATCGCATAGGCGTAGCGGAAACCCCCGCCATAGGACACGACTGGACACCACGTTGATTGTGCGCTAGGATAGGCATAGCATCACAACCAAATAGGGATCGGACGACAACCCAGCGCACGACGGGACCGATCTCATGACACTACAGTACAGGGCGTGTTGTACCCTGTGTGCCGGGTGACTAATCCACCCTAGATCTGAACGACACCTGTAGTCGGTATGCCGACGGTACGACTGGTGCCTAGTATGTGATAGGACGAATAGGTAGCGGACCGGCGGCTAGTATGGCGAACGTAGGATGCGCTGTCTTGAATCGTGGCATACCATGATTCTCGTGATTCCTGCTATTAGATCGGCTAGCCTAGATACCACCACACACACAAACCGAACGGTATGACTAACCTGACCTAGGTCCGTGGTGGTACGACAATTAGGTCACACTAGTTTGTTTGACACCTAGACACCTGGGTGTCATTCATGGTAGTGTTCAACTATCAGTAGGATTCACCACACACCCCGAATGGGAGGCCGTACCATGTCACACCTGTCTAACAACACCCCGAACGAAACCCCGCTGTGCGCCGCCGACTTCGCCCTCGTGAACGGCTGGGTGCCCGAGATGGGCGACGAAGGAATGACCTTCGAGCCCGGCACCTGCGCTGCCTGCAACTACGAGGGTATCGTGTTCTCGGAGGTGGCGCTGTGATGCGAACGTTCACCGCCACAGTCCTATTCACCGGCACTGCCCACGAGTCCGTCGAGTTCACAATCCTCGACTCGGACGAGCACTCCGTCGTCCGCATAGTCCGGCGATGCGACGATCCCGGCAACTCGGCACTCGCCGGACTGATCCAAGCCGGGATCGAGCAGTTCTACGGGCTCGGACCCGGAACGGGAGTCCTCTGCCACGGTTGGGCCGTCAAATACGAGTCCAACAGCCCTGACGGCGCAAACCTCGTCGTCTTCGAGTTCGACTACGATTCCTGAACTAGTTGCATCTTGCCTAGACTTGTGCTAGGCTAGGTGTTGCAAGTTCAATCAAACCCCGAACGGGAGGCATCATCATGAAGTTCCTGACCAAGCGCGATCCGCGAGATATCCTCAATCTCGGCTACATCGTGGGCGAGACGTACGACTCGTACGGAGGCGGATACGACACGATCATCGGCTACACTGCCGATGGCTGGGTCGAGGTCCGCGACGAGAACGGTCGCCACCGATTCCACTGCACCTCGTCCTACGGTCGCAAGCCGATCGACTTCAGCGAGGGAGTGGCCTGATATGCCGACCACCGCGAACCCCGCACATTACGAGCGCTCGCTCGGCATTGTGTCCAGCAAGTCCGACGAGTTCTTCAAGCGCCTTGACCTCGATGAGGTAGTCGAGTACACTGGCGACACGGAATCGCCGGTCGGTTTCGTCCAGCTGGTCAACGTGACCAGTGGGATGGTTCACGAGTACGTCGCCTCAGGTGGCGATCCGGTCCTCGTCCTCGGCAAAGAGGGAGAGTTCCTCGTGCCGGGTTGGTACATCACCCGAGAGGACGAGAACGGCCTGATCTGGGCCATGTTCTACGGCGAGGACATGACGCTGCCCGAGGAGAAGGCCCGTGCCGACTACGCCGAGGCCGATGCCGTTCACCAGCACTGGGTCGACCAGTCCGACTACTACTACGGAGGCTGACATGTGCGAGGCGATCACCAAATCAGGCAATGTGTGCCGCAAGCCCGCAAAGTACTGGGTCCAGATGTCGCCCATGTCCAATAACCTCATGGTCTGCGGAATCCATCTGGCCGTGACCGTTGACAGGTTCAACAAGTCCCGAGAGCACGTCGCCCCGCGTGTTCTGATCACAGTCAAGACACTTTCCACGAGAGGCAAATCACCCTGGCGCTGATGAGTTGCATTAGGCTTACACCTGTGGTAAGCTTAGTGTTGTTCACCAGAACAAACCCAAACCACTAACCCCCGAAGGGGAGGCATCATGTCTGACTACAGCGACGAGCGTAACGAACGAGGCGCATCGGTCGAATACATCGAGGAGCTCAAGGCCCTCGCACTCAAGGGATCAGGTATGCCCGCCGACGAGGACGACCGCGAGGAGATTCTCGCCGCGATGTTCGCCCTGATCGTGAGTGCAATCAAGGAGTACGCAGCCGGTCATAACTACGTCAACTGGCGTGACCTGGAGGTTGACCTCGCAGAACAGTTCGAGTGCGGCTGGATCAACCCCGACGCCGAGCAGTTGAAGTACCTCGAAGCGCGTAGCATCGTGCAGGCCTTCGAGCACAAGAACCCGCGTAGGGGGAACGCATGAAGAAGCTCGCAGTAGTGGAGGCCGTCGAACGTCGCCGGTCCAGCGTGAACGGCAATCCCCGCTGGCTCGTCCGACTCGATGACGGAACCTCCTACATGACGGCAACGGACGCCGCAGTCAACTACGGCATTCAGAACAGTGAACTGTCCAAGCCTAACCAAGTCGAGGTGACCGTTGAGAACGGTCGTATCGTCTACATGGAGCCCGCTGTAGTGGAGCATCGGCAACAGGCGCGGACCAACCAGCAGAACGCAGCACGCCGACTGGCTCGCAAGGAAGAAAGAGAGTCCTGACATGAAGGAGGATTGCCGACTCTGCCTCTACCGTGGGGCCGCGTGCGACCGTCACGCGGCATGGGAAGCCTACAAGGAGGCCCGCTCATTCAAGCGCCTCAGTTCCACCGATCTCCAGTTTGCCGAGGACATGTTCACGGCGGGATGGAACGCCACCAAAGCCACCGATTGACCTGAGTTGCATCTCGCCTAGATTCATGCTAGGCTAGGTGTTGTTCAGATCAACACCCCGAACGGGAGCTGACCCGAACGAAAGCCGTTCCGATAACGGCACCCGGCCATCCGGCCACACCTGCAGGAACTAGTTTCGCAAAGTAGGTTGACACCAACTAAACGAGACTGGTACGGTAGGACACATCGCACCACCGGCACACCGCCACCGACCAAGGAGCATCACATCATGGCACGTCAGAACAAGTCCACCAAGACCGACACCACCCAGGAGAACACCGTGACCGAGAACACCGAGGCCGTCGAGGCCACCGAGAAGGTCGAGATCGACCTGACCGCATTCCAGACCGCCGTCACCGAGGCCCTCGCCGAGGGTGACACGTCCACCGGCCAGCTGCCCGAGACGGCAGTCGCCAAGGTCAACGCCGAGTACCGCAAGCTGGACGGCCTCGCGGCCAAGAACGCGGCTCGCAAGCACCTCGACGACGGAATGCTCGACGCCGTCGGCAAGCTCGACGCCGTCAGTGCCCGTGGCTACAGCGACCTGAAGGGCAACCTCAGCGCCGCCGGTGGCCCGAAGGCCGAGAAGGCTCCCGCCGATCCGGTGGTCGCGTTCGTCCAGCGCCACGCGGCCCTGCAGTTGGCCCAGTACGTGGTCAACGGCGAGGCTCCCGAGATCCCCGAGGGCCGTGACGTCGCCGCCGAGATCGAGGCCCTCGTCAAGGAGAACGTCGAGGCCCTGCAGGCGCAGGTCGCGTACCTCGCGGACGACTCCGAGGACAAGGGCGACGGTCCCGAGCTCAACCCGGTGATCCGGGCTGCGTTCAAGGCCGCGTCGGGCAAGGCTGCCGGTGGCAAGCGCGGCGGCAGCACGGGTGGCCCGCGTCGGGACATCGCCAAGCACATCGAGTCCGCCTTTGCGGAGGTCGAGTCGGGCACGTTCCTGAGCGTGGCGGAGATCGCCAAGCACAAGAGCGCCGAGTACGGCGACGACCACCCCTCGCAGGGTGCCGTGTCGGCCCGCCTGTTCCCTGCGTCCGGCAAGGTCACCGTCGAGGGCATCGTCCCGGTCAACAAGGCCGAGCTCGATGGCAAGAACCCGAAGGGTGCCAGCAAGGCCTGACCGGCCAGCCTAATCAGCCCGGCGTGGAGGTTCCGCAACACAGCCTCCACGCTGGGTCAGGTCAGGGCTCGACTGAGCGAGCATAAATAGCCCTTAGGCTCAGTGCGTCGAACCAGCATAGTCTGGTTAGGGTGGGACAAGCACAGATCGCATGTCGGACTGATCGCCGGAGCGATTCCCCATAGTGCTAGAGCAAGGCCCTGCGTGATAGTCGGTAGTTCTGTCAGACTGCTGACCAAGTTAAGGGCATGGCAGTGCCCTCTCGGTATCGTGGGATGCCTGATGCCGGGACGCCTCGCTCGCAAAGAAACACGGTCGCATTCCACACGTTACCTTTCGAGGATGCGTACACAGCGACCACAACGCGGGGCGGCAGGCATTCCAAGTCTGTCGCCCCGCACCCCCCAACCCCTCTGCTAGTCAAGTCCGTACTTGACTACGCATCAGGTCTAGTGTATAGTAGGCCTATCGCACATCACCCCAGCCCCGAAAGGGAGAACTCATCATGAATCGTATCAAGTGCGGACATTGCAAGAAGTACCATGACGCCGTCTATCAAGTTCGACGCTGCGCCAATCGACAGGTTCAGGCTCGTGCCAACACCGCCCGAGTGATCGCCATTGCCGACGCCAAGCGCGCTGCCGTCGAGCAGCCCACACCCGGCACGGCAGGCGTTCCGGCCCGAGGCAAGTGGCTTCCAGCTGAATGGCAGTTCACAACACCTCGAGCAATGGTGGAGCACATGCGTGAGGGACGCTACGCTGTCGAGATCAAGCTGCCCGGCAAGCCCACCGACTGGGTGTTCATTCGAGTCAGCCGACCGACGCACGGCCAGAAGAAAGGTTGCCTCGTCCTGCAGACCCAGCACTCGGACTACTACAAGATGCTGCTTCAGGTCTACCCGAGCGGCCACATCTACACGGCCCAGTACAACGAGAAGCTGGACATGGCCCTCATGATGGTTGCGGCCGACCCCTTCACGGCAGCGATCAACTACGGTCGAGAGCTGGGATGCTGCAGCCGGTGCGCCCGCAAACTGACCGACGAGCGCAGCCGCTACTACAGCATTGGTCCCGAGTGCGAGAAGTACTGGCCCGAGATCATCAATTACCTCAACGAGACGAGGGGGGTCTTCGTTCCGTGAAGAAGCAACTGATCGGTTACAGCGTTGCCCTGTTGGTCGGTCTCATGTTCGGCGTCCAGATGAGCGGCACCGAGTACAAGACCAAGGTTGAAACAAAGGAGGTGGAGGTCGTCAGGGAAGTTGAAGTACAGCAGGACTTTCCTGACGCATGTAACGAACTGATCGCCACCGCCGAGCGTATCCTCAAGACCGGGCGCGTGTACGATGAGTCAGCAAACGGAATGCTCGACATCGCGAGTCGGCTGCGTCTAGCCGTCGCAAAGCAGGACGGCAACGAGGCCAACGTCATCGAGACCGACCTCCGCGCACTTAACTCAGGCCTCGTCTCCGCCATCCGTGAGCAGGTAAACAACAAGGGCTCGTTCCGCGAGGAGCAGGCCGAATGCAAGAAGGAGCTCAAGTGATGAGCAAAGTCTTCCACGTTCAGCTGTATGCGTTCTCGGCCCAAGTCCAAGTGTCGACTCCCGACGACGGTTTCTTCATCGACATGACGCACGACGAGTTCAAGAACCTCGGCACCCAGGTACGCGAAGCGATGCTCAATCTCGACGGCAGGGAGACGGTCATCTGCGCCGCCTTCGAGATCAAGAAGGGTGATCGCCTCATGGGAATGGTCGTCAAGGAGTCCCAGGAGCACCCATCCAGTATGCAGATCGAACTCGAGAATGGAACCTTTCTCGCCGCCCCGAAAGACTCAATCTTCGTTATCGAAAGGGTTATCTCATGAACCACGACCTCATCTGTCAGGCGCCTCGCTGTCCTCACCCCGGATGCCCGTACCAGAACCAGTCCGAGTTGGATCACGCATGGGCCACCATCCCCGCCGAGTGCCGGGGTGCGGACGCCGCCGACCGGCCCGCTCCGGGCCGCGCTGCGGGGCACACGGACCCGCTGGAGCGGGTTGCGGACATTGTGACGTTCGTCCTAACAGCGGTGTTCGTGATCGCGATTGCCGCTGTGATCCTCGCATGGTTTCTCGACATCAAGCCGTGGTGGTAACCATGAGTGACCTGCCCATTGTGCCTGATTATGACGAAACGGCACGACTTGTTCTGATGCTCAACCCGGACACCGATCTTGGCAGATTTGCTCGACAGCTTCGAGTGGAGCATGGCAATGACCTCAGCATCCAGTACATCGCTGCGATGTGGAAGAAGTACCGTGGCTTCGACGGACGCGAAGCACCAACTCACAACTACGAGACAGGTAAAAGACTGTGAACATCACCGGCGCTGTAGTCATCGACCCGCGAGAGATTGGAGAGCTTTGTGACCCGTATCTCCTTCTCACAGTCGATGAGGAAGTGCAGGAGATTGATGACACAATCTTTGACGAAGATCTTGTGTGGGATCACCGACTGATTCCCTGTGGTCCGTTCTATGCAGTCGAGAAGCGAATGACTGGAAGGCGCCCCGGCGAGGGGGGCCACTGGGCTGATCTTGCAGAGCTGACTCGGGCAGACGAAGTCACCTCCCTGGGCGTGGTGAACAAGTCTGAACTGATCGACTACCAGATCGTTCAGGTGAGTGTGAGCCACATTCCCGAGGAGGACAACGAGGATCGCACACGAGAACTTCTTGAGATGGCTATGTATGTCACTCGCGCACGGCGAACGATTCGCCGCAAGACTGACAACAGGTACGAGGTCATCGTAGATGAGCAGGCTGCACTCGGCGGTCTCCTCGCATGGCGGCTTGAGTTGCGGGAGAAGGTGTGCTATAGTGGAGCAATGATCGGTCGAGCGAACCACACCTGCACTCTGCCCGTGGTGTCAACAGTCATGATTCAAGACACGCATGTCACGTTGTGCGAGAAGCACAAAGATGTGTACGAAAACAGGGCGCGTTCCGCCAGGGCACGCAAGAACAAGTAACCCCGAACGGGAGAAGAAAATGAAGAAGATTTACTACCTGGGTATCAGGACATGCGACTGGCTGACCTTCAAGAAGATCAGTGTGGCGCCGCGCCTTGTTCGGCGAGGTGCCATGAAACTCGGTATCGTTCTCGCAGGTCGAGTCGAGAGCCTGGAGGGGCGCAATGACTGAGCCAAGTTGCTTCGACTGCCCATCATTTCTTGAGCAGCATGAGTCGGTGAGATTCTTCACCAAGTCAACCGGCGTGCCGATGTGTGCTCAGTTTGGAAAGCCGATTGGCTCGATGCACTCGACCGACAACCAGCGGAAAGATGTAGCCAAGGCGCTCGCAAAGAGCTGCTCGAAGTTTGGTGAGCCGCGCCCCGATTCTCCCGACTGGGGACAGGTCACGCTCACTGTTGCACTTCCCGATCCAGAAGTGATTCGCTTCAATCAGCGGAAGCAGCAGGATGCGGTCAGGTCGTGCAACACCTGTGAGCACTTCGTGCGCGAAGATGTCGTGGCAAAGGAGATGGGCTACGCGACTGGACTCTGCGCGGCCAAGGGGAAGTTGCTCCTCGGTAATCGGTATGTGTACGAGGCGCGCGGCTGCCAGGATCGCTCCATCGCACTCTCGGGAGTAAGAACCGACGTCACGGGCATCATGATGCTGCCCGAGTATTCGGCGGACTTCACCCTGTCTACTGACCCGGTGAAGTATCACCAGCAGATGATGCAGAACATGGTGGACCCGACTCTCTATGAGACCGACAAGCCGATCACCGTCGAGGACGACAAGGCTGGCATTCGAGCGTGGCGGAAGATCATTGACCCCGCCACCGAGAACGAGACCTATCTTCCGATCTACCGCTGGGACTTCTTCTCGGCAGAAGAGATCGAGAAGATTCCTCAGACTGGCGACGACGAGCACCCCGAGGACTACATCGACCACGGCTTCTATGTCTACAAGGTTGCAGTCCTGTGGCGTGAACTCGATGAGACTCCCGGAGTCTGGGGTCAGGCCGGAACCGGCAAGACCGAGTTGTTCCGCCACCTTGCATGGCTGATGCAGCTGCCGTTCGAGCGAATCAGCATCACCGGCTCGACCGAGCTGGACGACCTCGCCGGAAAGATGCACTACTCGCCTGACAAGGGAACGTACTGGCAGGATGGGCGACTCGTGCAAGCGTGGTCCAAGCCCTGCGTCCTGGTCGTGGACGAGCCGAACACCGGCCCGGCAGATGTGTGGCAGTTCTTGCGTCCGATGACGGACAACTCCAAGCAGCTGGTGATCGACCAGAACGCCGGAGAGCGACGTTCACGGAATGACAACTGCTACCTCGGCCTCGCAATGAACCCGGCTTGGGACCCCAAGAACGTTGGCACTCATATCGTCGGTGACGCTGACGTGAACCGACTCATGCACATCAACATTCCGATGCCTCCCGAAAGACTGGAGCGGGAGATCATCGAGAAGCGCTGCAAGCACGATGACTATGAGATCTCACATGACACGCTCAACGTAATCATGAACATTGCAGCAGATGTCAGAGCGCTTTGCGAGGACGACACTCTGCCGATCACATGGGCGGTTCGACCCCAGCTGAAGGTCGCTCGGGCGTCCAAGTGGTTCGATCTCAAGACGTGCTATCGCATGGCGGTAGCCGACTTCCTGGAGCCCGAGGCAGCGCAGCAGGTGCTAGATGTGGTGGATTCTCATGTCGAGTAAGCTCAAGTCCAAGGTTCATGTTCAGCCCTACGAGGGGAAGAACGGTTTCGGCACCCTGTGCGAGTGGGTCGAGCTCAATTCTTACGACGTCGAGGACGAGCATAGTCTGGCTCTAATCACTGTGCATGGATTCGACGCTGACAGTGAAGAGCGCTCTGTTGATCTATGGGTCACAGCGAAGCAGGTCAAAGCAATCCGAGATGGGCTGAACCAGCTCCTAGAGGAGGAGTCATGAGCGAAGTTCCCGTGAGAATCTGCGGCAAGAAGGACTGTGATAAGACCTTCGAGAATACGCCTCATGGTGCAACCAAGGCGCAGCAGGAGGGATGGACCCAGGTCGGATATACGGCATACTGTCCAAAGCACTCCCCCAGGGAAAAGGTCGCTCGCATTCACAAGAGCTCCGAGCGACTGAAGCTGGAGTTCCGAGTTGTAGATGCTCCCTTCCTTCGGAAAGACAGCGAGACTATCCAGCCCAAAAAGGTTGTCTTTGTCGACTACGGCGAGAAGTCACAGTTGGTCATCACTGGAACGGCTGCAAACAATCGCCTCCCGAGGACCATGTACTTCAATGTGAGTAATACGAAGTACCCCGACCCGCCCGAGTGGCTGGTCAAGATCTTCAACGAGGCAATGTCAAAGTACACAGGGAGTAACAGTGGACGATAGAATGATGAAGGCACGCACTGATCTGGAGCGGCCCATCCCCAGCATGAATGCCGAAGACATCAGGTCTGCACAGCTCAAGGTTATTGACCTGTCGAAGAACAATGCTGATGCAATCATGCTCCTGCAAATGCTCGGAATCCAGCAGAAGGTAGAGGTGTAGTCATGGCAACCAAGAAGCAGAAGCGAGCCGCAGCACTTGCCAAGCGGGAGGCGTTCATCGAGGGCGAGCGCGCTCGTGGCAAGAAGGCTCGCGAAGCGGCGCAAAAGAAGCGCGACGACGAGAACCGGAGGATCGAGATGGAGACGCTGAAAAAGAAGCGCTCGAGGTCCACCATCGAGGCAGTCAATGGCATCAGGGGAGCCCGGTGAATCCATTCAACGACTGGAACAGTCACACACACAAGGCATGTTCCGCCTGTAACGAGCATGGAGTGGTGGAGCAATTCGACCTCGACGCCCGCCGAGATGATCTCGACAGGCTCGCGCCGGAACCGGGCCACTGGGGCAATCCGGCCTCGCTGTCAAGATTCAACACGACCTTCATGGACCAGAAGCAGTTGCATCGGTTCCTACTGAAGGTCGAGCCCACCCAGCTGGACTGGCACACCCCCTGCTGGCTGTGGAAGGGCGGAACGCACGACAAGGGATACGGAAGGTTCTGGCTAGGCATTGCCGAGGGTAAGCGCATCTGGGCATACGCTCACCGTATCGCCTTTGAGCACTGGATCGGGATGCCCCCCGCTGGGTACATCGTGGACCACCAGTGCAATCACAAGCTTTGTTGCAATCCGACCCACCTCTGGCCGGAGACCAACAATGACAACTTGCGGCTCGCAGATGAGCGCAGGCCCTGGAAACGTCGCAACCAGTACAGCAAGGAGTAAGCCGTGAAGATCACTTACGAGAACGGAGATCTCCTTGTCGATGCAAACGGACTTGCCTGGATAGTGTGCGAGCCTAGCGGAGGGCCGGATGGACTCATCCATGCGCAATACGTGTGCATCACTGCCGACGCAGAGGGGGTTCCTCCCTCCCTAGAAAGGTGGCTTGATTCAAACGGGCTACAGTTTGACGAACTTCAAACAAAAACAATCCCACTGGGTATCCTCCGTGGCCCCTTTCAGCTGATTGTTGAGTTTGGTAAAAAAACATCCGACAGGAAAGAAAGGTAAGCATCATGGCAAAGAAGAACTCAGGTTCCTTCAAGACAAAGGCCGAGAAGGTCTTTGACGAGAAGCTCAGCAAGGCAATTGATGAACGAAACTGGGACAAGGTCGAGCTGCTGTTTCGTCAGTTCGGAACCTATCTCGAGTTGATTGCCGAGGACGAGCCAGAAGAGGAATTGCATCTCACTGCCCCCAGTCCATGTGGCCTGTGCGGCAGTGATCCCGCCAAGGGTCTGGCCAGCATTCAGTCCAGTGACGGACCTCAGGTGTACTACTGTCACGAAGACGAAAGTCCGACCTGCTACGAACTCGCCCAGCAGCAGATCGCGCAGATCGTTGAGCATTTCGACGTTCTACTTAAGTCGGAGTGAAAGTAATACCCCGGCGCGGGTTGAAATCCGCGCCGGGGTATGCTAAACTTAGGTATTAGCAGACCTTGACCCGAACGGGAGCGAAATGACAAACAGGAGTAAGTCGCAGCCAGACGATGTGACCGAACGCGCACAGGCAGCTGTTCGAGCTTTCCGTCAAATGCAACACGGACTGACCTCCTATGCTCGTGCCATCACCGGCGACAAGAAAACTCGTATCGAGATTATCGCATCTGGACCGCCACGCACTGATGGAACCATTATCTACTACCGTCCTCCGATTGCACTCGGCGACAAGACTCCGCATGACCGATTCCTCTGTGACAAGCGAGACGCAGACACTGGTTTGCAATCCTGTCCTGCGTGCAAGATCCGAGAAGAAATTCTCGTCAACATCTATCACGAAATCTCCCACATCGCCTTCGGAACCTTCGAGGACGAGAACTTCATGGCGAAAGCCAGTAAAGTCAATCCGTACCTTCCTGCGCTATACAACAGCCTGGAAGATAGTCGAGTTGATGCAAAGATGTTTACCGCCAGGAAGGGCATCAGGAAGATGCTCGAAGCTGACACATTGAATATCCTTCGCGAAGGAGTTCCAGATGCACTAGGCGAGTATCACAAGCTGAACGAGGCTCCGATCAATGCGCAGATTGCACTTGCTCTCTACATGCAGGCAACAGGATTCTCAAAGTGGCAGGAATACTTCATTAAAGAAGTCATGTCAACTGTCTCCGATCCGCTCCTGGCCGAGCTGGTGGAACAGATTCGCGAGGCACGAAACGCTCGATCTGTCTACGAAGTCTCGAAGAAAATTCTTGACAGACTTCGTGAGTTGGGATACTACAAAACCCAGAAGGAGCAGGAAGAGGAAGATGAAGCCAAGCAAGAAGAATCCGAAAGCCAGGAGCAAGGAGAGGATCAAGGCAACGAGGAAGCCCTCTCCGCCGACGATGCCTCCGATCCATCTGACCAGGAAGATCGAGACGCTTCTGGGGAGAAGTCTGACGACCGAGGAGACGGAGATGCTTCGCCGGATGATCCTGATAAAGGGAACCCAGGTGAGGATGATGCTCCTGGCGGAGCCGATCCTGAAGAGGGCACTCCTGGCGACAATGAGCAAGAGGAGGGGCCTGGAGAAGAGTCTGGAGACGACGTACCTGACCTCGCTGGCGGAAATGACGAGGGATCAGGCGATGGATCGGATTCTGATCGGAATGAAGCTGGAGAAAGCGAGGGCGGAGGAGGCGAGGCTTCGGAGGAATCTCCAGAGGATCAGTCTACTGAGGCTGGTTCGAGCGACAAAGAAGGAGAAGTAGAAGATGGCGCAAGTGGTGACGGAGTATCTGAAGTATCTTATGATGCACCCCGAGATGACGACGGAGAACCTGGGAGCAGGCCTGCCGAAGACAACTCCAAAGGAGGCTCTTCTGAGGATTCGGACACGGCTGATGATTCAGGAGATGATGGATCATCCGACTCGTCCGACGCAGACTCTCGCAGCGGGGGCGATCAAGAAGACGAACGGAACGACGGCAGCGAGAGTGACTCTGATGCGAAACAGGGTGATCGGGAACGCCGCCAGCCTGACCACGGTGGTGAAGGTGAGGGGGACGGAGGCAGCACGGAATCGAATGTTCTTCCTGACGAACAAGTCTCTGACGATGACAACGGCGATCAAGGAGCTTCAGAAGTACCAAGCGAAGGGACTCCCGATGAGCGATCCGAGGGGGACACCAGCTTTACTGGACCTGAGGACGGAGCCGATGGGGACGATTCCTCACTACCTGACCCTTTTGAGTCCGGCGCCGACGAAGGACGAGGCGGAATCGAAGCTGACTTCCGACACGGAGACGAGGCCGACGTAGAAGCGGCGCTCGATCACGGGCACTCCATCAAGCACGAAGAGGTCAAAGAAACTGTCGCCGAGGAAGCTGCAGTTGCAACCGCAGTCCTTCAAGGCAAGTACTTCGAGACCCCATCTGTCGGCGTTGATGAAATCGAGGAGCATTGCTACGCTGACGACAGGACTCCCGGCTGGGACCGGAGTAAACTGAACTCGGCAGACCTCCACTGGATGGGCGTTGAGTGCAACACCGATATCCCAGAGTCTATCCTCGGTTCAGCACTACTCAAGACCCGACGCATCTTTAGCGACAACAAGAACAGTTCCTATCAGCCCAATCTCCGCTCTGGGCGGGTCAACTCAAAGGTGCTGGGGCGACGTGCATGGAACGATGACGATCGACTGTTCGGGAAAAAGCGCATCCCGGCCAAGAGAGATTACGCCGTCCAGGTTATGGTTGACATCAGTTCCTCAAACTTTGGTGACAATCTGGTTCGACTCAAGAGAAGTGTAATTGCACAGGCCGAACTCATGCATCGAGTAGGCGTGGACTTTAGTATCGTGGCTCATTCCGCATCTGCCGGGAGGGCGCGACGCGGGTACGCGCTTCATCTTCATCATGTGAAGGATTGGTCCGAACCGTGGAACGCAGAGACGCGCACACGGGCCGAGAGGATTGTCCCAATGGGGGGAAATCTCGACGGTCACGCGATGGAATACGGGAGGCGGAGGTTGGAGTCGACATCTGCAACGGACAAGATCTTGCTCTACTACACAGACGGAAAGATGCCCGCTGCCAACCATGACGAGGAGCTCGAAGTTCTGGAGCGTCAAATCAAGTTGGCTAAGCGTGCAGGAATCACACTCCTCGGTGTAGGGATGGACACGGACAGCCCACTGCGTCACGGCCTTGATACGGTCATGGTTTCCACCGATGACGACATTAAGTCTGTCGTGGAGCACCTAGGGAAGCGCCTAGCCAAAATGGGCCGATAGCCGGTCAACAAATAGGCTTGCAGTAGGTAGTCGCATCATGTAGGCTAGACCTATTGGCAACACGGTAACACCCCGATAGCGGGGGAATCTGATGGGGAAGTCAGTCTCTCGCTATCGGGTCCCAAAGACCCTTTACGGAAAGGCATCACCATGAGTGTTTCGATCCAGGAGATCGAGAAGTTTGTCGGCAAGGATGCGATCATCCACCTGGTTCAGGAGGATGGCACGCTCAAGGAGCTGACGGTCAAGGTCGAGGCGGCAACGGTCGCAGGCGTGGCCTACAAGGAGAAGGGCAAGACGGGCCTTGAGCTCACGTCGCCCGACCAGATCGAGGAGATCTCGGCTGCTCCGGTGAAGCCCAAGGCTGTCGTCCAGAAGAAGGTCAAGCCCATCGAGCTCGGCGGCGCTCGTCAGCACCTCGTGGATCGCCACGGCGTCGAGCTGTCGTGGGCCAAGGAGGCCGACGAGCAGGCTGCCTTCGACTACCACGCAGGCCTCGATCACAGCAACCTCGGTCACGTCCACGTCGAGGCCAAGCCCGACGAGCGCGAGCAGGCCCTCGCTGAGTGATCGGCAGGTGTGGGACAGATAGAGGCTCGTTCGCGAGTAGGTTCGCTGTCGAAGTAGACGCAGAGGTCTTGGTGAGTCAAGATAGGTTCAGCGTCTTGCTGGAGCCGGGTTCCGGGTATCCAGTGCCTTGGTAGGAGTCAAACTCTACCAAGGCGCGCCAGCTATGCGAACGCGGGTATGTGCTAGTTCCCGCGTCAGGCGCCGACGAGGCTCGCAAATGCTAATCCCGTGAGTGACGGGGAGATAGTCACTCAACCGGAGGGGTAGCCCAACAGTAGAGGCAGCCTGATAATGGAAAGTCTCGTCAACAGCGAAAGCGACGAGTAGTGAGGGTTCAAATCCCTCCCCCTCCACGGGAGTTGCCATTGGTCACTGAGGACTTCCTTTAAAAGGCAAGTGATCGTGTAGCGGGGAGTGTGCCAGCCGTGCCACACTCCCCGCACTTCGATAGAAAGATAGGCCTAGATGTATTGCACATGTGGCGGAAGTCCCGGCTGGACACCGGCCTTCGAGCTCGATGAGCAGGGAAATAAGATTCGCGAATCCATCTGCCATGACCTCTGGGTGTGCTCGATCTGCTCTCGACCTTCAAGATTGGTGTTCATACATATGGCAAAAAGGCATATGCCGATTGGTGCAAAGAAGCTTCTCTCTGCTCACGGCAAGAAGAACGGAATCTGGATTCTTCGTTGGTCAATGAAGGATTCACAGGAAGTCGTCACAACAATGACCTTCACCCCCTACCCCAGGAAGATTGATATGCCCGGACGAGATGATGGACGAGAAGTGCTCGTTGAGATGTGGAAGATGCTTGATGAGGACATCAACCTCATCCGCTCTGCTGATACCCCTGAGTTGAGTAGGGAGCAAGCAAAGGCTGCCGCGACCCGGACGGCAGAGATGCTTGCTATCATCATGGCACCTTTCTATGCCGACAAGCAGGCGGTTCTTGCAGAGTCGATGACACGATGGAAGGCTCGTCAGGACGGGATCACGCACGAGTCACCTGGACTTGCAGAGTCCATCTGGGACCCGGATACCCGCTTCGACGGCACTGTCTTTGAGAAGAAGAAGGGGACAGCGAGGAGTAGTGGAGCACCAGCGAAGCCTCGTATTGTCTTTGATGACCAGAAGACGAAGTTCATCAAGCACACTCTCGAATCAGGCCAGATGACACCCGAAGTTCTGGCTGGCATGTTCAACTGTACCGTTGACGACATCAAGTCTGTGATGAGTGAATGATCCCCGGAATGAGTCCGCGACGGGGAAAGTATGTGTTGACCGGGGTGGGCCGATAGTGTAAACTAGGCCTAGCGGTTGAACAAAACGCATCAAACTTTAAGGAGCAAGGTCTTGCCGATTGATCCGGGTTGCCTATTCTGTGGGGACGAAGCCTGTCCCGCTCATGCAGACAAGGTGCGAAAGACAAAGGCACGAAAAGCCGCACCAGTAGCAAAAGCACAAGAAAGCACAACTGAAGATTGGCCCACCGAGAAGAAAGAAAGTGCGTTCAAGAAGCGAGCATCCGAGTCGAACGTAGTACTGTCGCAGGACGATCTACTGTTTCGCGAAGCACTCAGGAACCTTTGGCCGATAATTTCAGAGCAAGACAAGTTCAGATTCAAGGACATAGTAGAGCCACCAGTGGGAGCAGATGTAATGAAGGAAAGAGTCGAAGTGAGGAGGCAGATCAATGGGAATCTTTGATACCCTGCGTGATGCCTTTTCCGAGTTCGTTCTTGGCGAAGATGCCCCTCGCGAGCGTGCCGTTCCCCGCGACCTGACTGAGGACGATCGCCTCGGCTGGTATGATGCTGGCACCGAGCGAAGCAAAAAGGCTCCCCGCCCGTCAACCATCGAGGACGTACAGAAGCTGATCAAGAATCGAAACCCGGTGCGGTGGTACTCGCTTCAGTCTGACTTCAAGTGGGTACAGAAAGAAATGCGAAAGCTTGGACTCAATCCTGAAGATGCGAGGTACATCCTATGATGCCCGAAGATGATTTCTCGTGGCCGGACTGCCCGGAGCACGGCGACAAGAAGCATTGGTGTCAAAAGGTTCGCGAGATTCTCGTTGCTGGCGAGGATGCAATCGAGCCCAAGCTGATCACCTGCGTTCCCATTGTGCCAGAACTGGATATCTATGCACCGGTCTCCATCGGTGACGCAGTCATTCCGATGACCACTTACAATCTGAGTCTCGTGCCAGCAGAGGACCCATTCGCCATGCCTGACCCAGACGGAGATTCGGACGAAGGTCCGTCGCTCGGCCTGTGGACCGTAGGTGAGGGTCGACTTGTCATCACCACAATCCTCATCGACTGGGCAAGCGGAAGTCCTCATACCCGATGCATCTCTTCTTCGCACGGCTTTGCCGAGGAGATGAAGGTTCAAAAGAGCGACAAGCGCGGAAAGGATGCAGACAGGTGGTCGCTGGCCTACTACGGCACCTGCTGGCCGTGCCAACAGAAGAGGTTGCCTCCCCTGGCTGGTTCCGGCGCATCGCAGATCAACTTCACTGCGACTTCGTTTGGGCTTGAGGGAATAGGGAACCAGGTCAGGACCGCAGCCAGTGGGAGGCAGGCCCGCGCTATGGATGCACTGAGGAATCGTTACACAAGTCGAATGACAAGTGGGCAAGACCCAACACCACAAGGTGACAACACCTGGAATCAAGGAGATTTCTAATGGCACAAGATCATGAGTACGTCTGCAGCGGTTGCGGGGCTGCGACGCGCCGCAGTATGCTCACGGTCAAGAAGGTCATGTTCACGACGATGGGTGAGGGTGCGCGAACGACCCGAGCTCGCGTGAAGGCCTGGCTTTGCGTTGACTGCGTCAAGAAGGATGAGGACTGGAACCTTCCGGCATACCGTCAGCCGTCAGAGCGGGTCAAGGCTCCTGTCATCGAGCCAGTAAGCGACGAGGACGCGGCGCGCCAGCGCATTCGGGAAAGCATGACTCCGAGTGTGACCTCTTATGAGCCCAGCGTGGTGTCAAATGACTGAACGAAAGCGATCCTACAAGGTTGGGCATCGTCGCGGCGCCTCAACCGTAGGCAAGCCGAAAGACAGGCTCAGTCGCAGTCGCTGGGCATGGGTGACCGTTTACTTTGGACAGTTGGTCATCTGGGCCGAGTACAAGAAAAACGAAGAGGGCGAGGAGACGGACGAGCTTCAGGACTTGAAGCTTCTCCAGCCCATCCAGAACCGTCCATCGGTGACTTGGAACCTCACCAGCTGTACCGAAGAAGAACTCGTGGCATTGAAAGAACTCATTGACACAGCATTTGAGTGGGCGCTCCCGATCGTGCGGGAGAGGGACAAGGAGGCACAAGATGCTTTTGAAAACGGTGACGACTCTCACGGTCGAATCTATCGGCAAGTACCGAAGCTCGTGTATCGCACGGGGCCAGAGTCACAACACGGCGAAGGCGTACAGCACGGACCTGAGGATGCTGCTGACATTCCACGAGACGAAGGAGATCTCGATGGAGGACTTCGAGTCGATGGCGCAGGAGTGGCTGAATCAGACCCGAGTGGAGGCATCCCCCAAGACGACGGGCCGAAGGTTGACAAGTCTCCGAGCCTTCGCCCGGTGGGCGAAGTGGGAGACTGAGCTCAACGAGTACAAGGCTCCGACTGCCGCTAAGACCATTCCGCATCCGATTCCTGAGCGGCTGGATGGCCTTAACCGAATGGTCGCCGTCTGCTCGAACAACGAACAGCGTGCCCTCGTTGGAGGCCAAGGGTTCATCGGACTTCGTGTTGCCGAGGCCCTTGCCATGCATGTCTCATGGTTCGACCCCTTCGAGATGACGCTTCGGGTTCGCGGCAAGGGCGACAAGGAGAGGATCGTTCCCGTGAGCCCTCAGGCCTGGGAGCTGATCGGCCCCGCTTTCGTGGACGCGATGCTGGATCAATCGCGAGGCGGCAGCGGAAAGCTGATCCACTACCAGGACCGATCCGCTCGCAAGTGCATCACGAGCCTCGGTCGGAAGGCTCAACTGCGTCGAACAATCAGCAGTCACGACCTGCGCGCAACGTATGCCACGATCATGTCTGAGAACGGCGTTCCGATTCGAGTCATTCAGGAACTCTTGGGTCACTCGAGTGTCGGGTCCACCGAGATTTACACGGGTGTTCAGATGAAAGCGCTTCACGAGGCGGTTGAGTTCTAATGCCAAGCGTACACAAAGAGTGCGGCGCTGACATCTCCTGGGCGCGCCGACCTGATGATCCTGAACGATTCCTTCCTCCTCTCGAGTATGCTGGCGAACTATTCGTGATTGAGAACGGCACGGCAACCCAGCATCACGGATACAGGGTTCACCTGTGTGATCCTCAGCGGATCATCGAGTGGAAGGAATACCAAGAGCAACTCGCATCGGCCAAGGGCGAGGAGTATACTCCATACGCAGCCGCTCGCGAGAAAGAACTTGACGAACTATGGGCGTTTGTCGAGGGAGTTGCGTGTCCAACATGCGATGTGTCTGAAGGAAAGTGCATCTCGCAGAGTAGGCACCTCAAGTCTACGGGAGAAGTTCGGAACGTCCGTAGTCCGCATCAGTCTCGCATAGATCATGCTGAGGCTTGGAAGAAAGGTAAGAAGGAATGAAGAAAAAGTTCATCGCGGCGGTGACCGCACTGGCCTTCGCCAGTGTCGGCGTTCCGTCCGCATTCGCTGTCGAGGAGTCGGCTCCCCCCGGCTCCAGTGTCGAGAATCCGTTGATCGTCAACGATCCGTCCGAGGTTCCCGATGGGTCCGTCGAAGACGAGGTCTCGACGTACGACACCGCGCTCGAGTGCGACGTCACTCGTTCCTGGGTTCACATCGTCCCTGCGGTCGAAGAGGTTTCTCACGAGGAATGGGGATACGAGAGTCGTACTCGTGATCTTGTCCCCGGAGAGCATCACGAGGCGGTGACCGAGCAGCAGTTCAAGTACAAGAAGGTCATCCCTGCTGTCGATGAGGTTTCGCACAAGGAGTACAAGTACAAGCGGACTGTCGACGTCTACAAGACGGAGTATCAGTACAACAAGCAGACTCGTGAGAAGTCTCGCAAGAACACCTATTCCAGCTGGGGCGATTGGTCCGACTGGACTTGGTGGGCTGGCAACGCTCCGAAGTGGAGCTTCAGTGACGTTGCCGTCCTCGAGTCGGGCACACATGGAGGAAGCCTGAGTGGAACTTGGTATCGCGAGTACCGCTACGTCAAGACCGGTGAAACCCGTCAGACCAAGACGGGCACGACCACCGAGACGAGTGACTGGCGTACGACTCCACCCGAGGGCTCCGGCTGGGCGGTCATCGACACTCGAACGGTCATCGACACCCCGGCAGTTCCCGAGAAGGTTGTCCTGTACAACGATGGGAATTGGACCAACGAGGTCTTGAGCTCGCCTTGGATCAAGACCGAAGAGAAGACTGTTGTTCTCGAAGAGGCGTACACCGATCCCGACACCTACACCGACTGGTCTGATTGGACTCTCGAGGAAGATGGACTTCTCGAAGAGCCGACCATCCCTGACAGCACGGCACTGAAGGAGTATCGAAAGACCGGTCCCGTGAAGGTTGTTGATGTCCAGGCCGTGCCTGAAGTCAAGACCTTCTACGCATGGTCTGACAATGCGGAGTGCCCTGAGATCGTCACGCCTCCTCCGCCGACCTTTGTGGAGGATTGCACTTGGCCCTTCTTTGGTCATCCGACATTCACCAACACAGACAAGTACGTGTACGAAGCTCGCTGGCAGGACCCTGCTTACGTCTGGCTGGTCCGTGTGAAGCCGGTTGGAAACGTCAAGTTCCCCGAGGGCTACCAGACGCAGTGGGTCTTCTATCCCAAGCGTCCGGCCTCGTGTGACACGTCGACGCCTCCGACACCTACCCCTCCGGTGCCAACAGAGCCCTCGTTGCCCACGCCGACTCCGACGCCGACTGCTACCCCGACGCCTGAGATCGGAACGCCGAAGTCCGTGTCTGTCACGAAGCAGGGAGTCCTTCCTGCAGCAGGTGCGACTGTTGATCGCCTGTGGACGATCCTTGGCATCTCCAGTTTCCTCATGGGGTTGGCTCTGGTCGGCCGCACGATCTACCGAGAGCGCAAGCACCAGAAGTAACGTCCGGTAGAACGCATCTACCAGCCCCGGCAGGTGTCAAAGCCTGTCGGGGCACCAGTTCCAAACAGAGGAGTATGACAATGTCACGAGTGATTGTTCACATCACCACGGATCACGAGAACAACGACGACGCGGCGCGGAGTGTCATGTCAGCACTCAAGCGAGCAGGGTATTACGTTGAGTCGCATCAGGTGGAAGGTGACTCATTGACCGCAGCTCAAATCACTGGAAACATTCTTGGCTTCGTGGAGTATGCTGATCCAGTCTTCGTCACAGCCATCGAGCCGGACGTTGTCGAGGACCCAGTCGGATGATGAAGATCACTTGCGACGAGTGCGGCAGAGAGTTTCCTGAGTACTCCATGTTTGTTAGGGTTGAGATGGAGAACTCGCCAACAACCTTTGCAGACCCATACAAGGAGCGGCACTTCTGCTGCTGGGGATGCGTTGTCAAGTACGGAAAGAAGCAGACAGGAGAAGTTGATGGCAATCAGCACTGATCGCAAGTGGCTCAAGGGGCGAAACAAGTATCGCTCTGGATACTGCAATGACATCAACAAGCCCGCACAGTGCGAGGGCACAAAGCCGGTCAACCACCTAGGGGAGCCACTCCCTACCTGCAATATGTGGGATACCTGCCCTTGCGAGTGCCACTACAGGATTGACAAGATGTTTGAGTCCACAGGACTCCCCAGACAGATTATGTCGAATCCCGACTACAAGCCTTCTAAGGGCACTTTCGTTATGCCCGAGGTTGTCGATGACCCATTGGGGCCACCCGCTTTTAGCCCCGTAGAGGAATTGGACGGCCCCGTTACGGAGAACCGCCACCCGGCCCCACAGCGGCCCGCCACGGCCCCCTTGGCGCACCGCAGGACCGATACCGGACGCTCCGCTCGGGGTGGGCTAGAGGCCCAGGTGTGGGATGCGTGCAGGTTCTTCATGGGCGGAACAGACGAAGAACTGGAGTCGGCAGGCCCCATTACCCCAAAGCTCGTTTCCGACTGGATCGCGTTGAAGTACAAGATTCCTTCTCCGTCGACTGGAGCCATCAATGCGGTCTGGGATCGCTGGACAAAGGTTGGATTCTCCACACAGGAGAAGAAGCCAAACAGGTTTACCGGATTTGTCAAGGAAGGAACTTGGGACGAGCTTGCGAGGATGAAGTCTGCAGCAAAGCGAAACGCAAAGACATCACAACTTGCTGCCCGAGTGGCTTCGAAGCGATGACGAGCCAGAGAGACATTGGCTTGCCAATTCGCGAGTTCATGTATACCCTTGATCAGATCGCCTACCTACTTTCAGTAGGCGAGAGAGAGGTAAAGGAGCGTTACGTTCACTATGAAGGCAGGTCGGTTGGAGTATGTCCCAAGGACCGCCTCCTGGCCGTGGACATTTCGCCAGACGACTCTCCGCGGCCAGAGTGGAGGGTCGCGGAGAGGCACTTGAAGCGTTGGATGAGGTTCAAGGGGTGGAAGATATATGAACGAGGATACGTCAAGTAGAAGGGCAGAGTGGTACGAAGAGTACCACGAGCCTGACGTACCCATTTCTAACTTCTCTCAGATCGTCAGGGGCTACAATCTGAGAATTGCGCCTCTTGTGCCAAAGGTTGGTGACATTCACTTTGGACCAGATGGCACTCCGGTCGGGGTCATTACAGATATAGGCACAGATGGACGCATAGGCGTATCACTATCCAGTGACTTCAAGCAGATTGTGCATGTGCAGCCCAAGGGGCACGGAAAGTCCTTGGCTAGTGCTGGAACTCACTCGGGCGGAGGCGGTTTTGACATACTGGCAAAAGTTGCTGATGAAGCGAGTCTGGTCATCGGCAACCTCAAGAACGCCTTAAACAAGATAGGGAAAGCAATCGCGCCACTTCAGAGTGACTATGAATTGGTGCCTCCTGCTGAAACGGTCAAAGAGCGCGCACTCAGGCTTTCAAAGCAGCCGCATAGCATGGCACCAAAGAACGGAAAGAACTTCGATAGACGCGGGCGTCGATTTCAGTGAGGTTCCGATATTACGAGTTGACATGTAGCATTATGTACGATAGGATCACATTGTGAATCGCGCACTAGAATACGCTGAGAAGGATCTCGGCGTACACACGTCTTACGAGGAGGCGAAGCTCCTCGGGGAGAAAGGCGTCTCGCTTCGCGAGGATCTCAAGAAAGCCATCAAGAGTCGTCGAGCTTTCGATGACCTGATTTCCGACCGCGAGATGGAGCTGCTCATCGAGCAGCGTGGCAAGCATTCCGATCTTTCTCAAGCTGCTATGGACCGACGCATCAAAGAGGTTCATTACAGGGACAAGGTCCTCAAAGAGTTGCGCTCCAGTCGCGGAGTCGTAGCCCAGGAGGCAACAGATCTGGAACTTGATATCGAAGCAAATGAGCGACGATTGAAGGTTTCGGTGGCAAGACTGGAGGAGCTGGCGGGCTACTTCAACTTCCTTGCCGCACTGAAAAACGCCGAGGTCCACGCGACTCGGTATGCCGAAGCCGGTACACCCGCCACGAAGGCTACCGGTGGAGAAACCACACAACAAGGAGAATCAAGTGACGCAAGTTCCTGATGTCCACCAGCAGGGTGGAACAGTTGCGAGTGTTGATGACTACCAGTTCACGTCGACGGGACTGGAGGACTTCAACGCAAGTGACGCGGTGATGCCGCGTATCAAGATCGAGCACGAGACCGGCCTCTGGAAGGATACCCTCAGTGGTGCCACCTATGGGACCTTGCGCTTCATTGCGCTTGGCCTCGTCAAGCAGCGGGTGCTCTTTCATCACAACGTCGAGACCGACGATGTGCCGATGTGCAAGTCGTCGGACTACCTCACGGGATATCCGAACCCGGACGCTCCGGCCAAGAAATCCCTCCCTTGGCCGCTCACTGGATTCAATCCTGCCGACTTCCCGCCGGACGCCGAGGGGAACATCAAGCTCCCCTGCTCCGGTTGCAAGCTGAAGGACTGGGGCTCCCACCCGGCCAGCGATGCGCCCTACTGCTCGGAGCAGTGGACACTGCCGATCTACTATGACACGAGTGCAGATGGCTCTGATCAGTGGGCACCGGCAATCCTCACCTTGCAGAAGTCCAGCATCAAGCCGATCAGGACCTACTTCACCTCATTCGCTCAGTCGAATCGTCCGCCGTTCCTCTCGATCGGAAGAGCGACGCTCAAGGTTCTGGAGCGCGGAACGGTGAAGTACTCGATTCCCTCCTTCATCAAGGAGGGCGAGTCTCCTCGTGAGCGGTGGATGGAGTTCAGTGAGCAATTCACCGAGATGAAGAGCTTCCTGACTCGTCCTCCGGTCCGTGAGAACGACGGCGAGCCGGTCCAGCAGGCAGCGAACAACCAGTACACGGGGCCGACGCAGGCTGATCCGTGGGGACAGCAGCCCGCTCAGCAGCCGGTCGTGATCCAGCAGGCACCCGTGGAACAGGCACCGGTTCAGCAGGCACCGCCTGTGCAGCAGGCGCCTGTTCAGCAGGTTCCGGTCCAGCAGGCACCGCCCGTGCAGCAGGCACCAGTTCAGCAGTCTGCTCCGGTCCAGCAGGTTCCGGTCCAGCAGGCACCGCCTGTTCAGGCTGCACCTCCGGTTCAGGCCGCGCCGCCTGTGCAGCAGGCACCCGTGGAACAGCCGCCCGTGCAGCAGGCACCGCCCGCACAAGCCGCCCCGGTGGCCGAGCAGCAGGCACCGCCCCCGGCTGGACAAGAACTGCCGTTCTGACAACACGGCAAGAAACGGGGTGGCCCCAGTTGACGGGCTGGGGCCACCCTTCCCCATCAAGCATCAAGGAGACGTTATGACTGAAGGATTTGGATTCATGCCAGTTCCTGAAGAGCTTGCAAACAGAATCAAAGAGCATCAGGAGTATCACAGAATGCACTCCCAGGACAAGATTCACGCAGTGAACGCATTCATGCTTGACCTGAGCCACGAGCAGCTCGAGGTTCTTGACCTCATCATCGCTTCGTCAGAAAGTGACGAGGTTCGACCCTACCTCCGTGGACAGATCGCAACGATGCAGCATCTGAAGTTTGACTCCTGCCCCTGCGGCGAGAGTCACAACCCTGAAGATCTTTTGCCTCCCGAGGGGCATGATGCCACACAGGGGTCAATCACCGAATATCTCGACAACTGTCAAAAGTACAACGTTGCACCGACTGGCGAAGATGAAGATGGACCGGTCGCCTGCCTCGATTGTGGTCATGTCTTTCCGAACCTTGCGGACCGAATGCGCCGAGCCCCCGGAGCCGAAGGCTGTCAGATCTGCATTGATAAGACGAAGTGGGGATGAAGAACGGCAGCCCCAGTCATGGGACTGGGCTACCAAAGTTTGTCTGCATTAAGTGCAAAGACAGACAATGCACTGAATGTATCGACCTGAGTCGCGCCAGAGTCGGGCTAGGAAGGATATGTAAATGCCAGAAGAATCACACGTAACTCACAGGTGCTGCTTGTGCTTTGAGGTACTGACGCCCGAAGAGGTGGACGATCCAGACGCAACCTACCGAGAAGTGTCCTCCTGGGTTACTGGCCCAAAGTCACAGTCGCCAGTACTGCGCGAGCAGACCGGCAAGATCGCTCACGCCAAGTGCATAAACAAGGTGATCGACGGCCAGTCTCCCGACCAGGAGCCACTCCCCGGCCTGGAGGAGTCATGACCAACTGGTTTTACTTCTGGCTTGGGGTTGCGTTCGGATTGATCCTTCAGCTCGTTCTCATTGCTGCGATTGTGGGATTCTGATGACTGACCAAGTGCGTGACGGAGTCCGCAAGAGCATGGAGCCTTGGCTCAAGGACGAAGTTCAGTTCTATGAGCACCAGATCACTGGCGTTCGCGACATGATGCGAATGAGAAACTTTCTCCTGGCCGACGACATGGGGCTAGGAAAGTCTCTGCAGGCTATCACCGTGGCTGCGGGAGACGTGATCCGCGAAACCAACGGGAAGCGCTGGGCGGAAAAGATCATCATTATTGCGCCGATCACCCTGAAGGGAAACTGGTCCGACGAGTTCGAGAAGTTCACCGGAATCCCAACGATGATCCTCGGCCAGAGTATTGATCCGAAGCGACCCGAACGACTGAAGGCGCTCACGCCCGCCAAGCGCAGCCTTCAGCTCCAGGAGTTCGAGGACGCAAGTGGCCCTCGTGTGCTCATCACGAACTACGAGCAGATCATCAAGCACCTTAACGAGCTGAACAAGATCAAGTTTGACATCGCGATCTTTGACGAGGCGCATTACCTCAAGAACCCGAAGGCCAAGCGCACCCAGGCGTGCCACAAGCTCCGTGCAAACAGGTACTTCATGCTGACGGGTACTCCGATGCTGAACAAGGTTGATGAACTCTGGGGCATTCTTCATCTGGTCGATCCGATTGCTTATCCCAAGTACTACACGTTCCGAAACCGATACTGTGTGTTCGGAGGATTCCAGGATAAGCAGATCATCGGAGTCAAGAACGAGAAGGAACTCCAGGAGCGTCTCAAGTCCGTAATGATTCGTCGCCTCAAGAAGGACGTGCTCGACCTTCCTGATGTGCAGACGATCATCAAGAGGCTCGATCTGTCCGAAAAGCAAAAGAAGCTGTATGACGATGTTGAGTCCAAGTTGGAAATCCCTATCGTCGGACAGGCGGACCCGAGCGAGATCGAGAATGCCCTCACAAAGCTTCTTCGACTCAAGCAGATCTGCGGAACGACACTCTCATTTACAGGTGAAGACGATTCTGCAAAGCTTGATGTCGCCGTTGAGGACGCGGTAGAGATCATCTCCAATGGCAACCGAGTTGTGGTCTTTACCCAGTTCAGAGATGTACAGGAAGCATTCTGTGAGCGTCTCGACAAGGCACTTCCCGACGCTCCGATCTGGGAGCTGAACGGGAGTATTCCGCAGCACGATCGACAGCCTATTGTCAAGTCATGGGGCTCGCACCCCAAGGCTGGTGCCGTAGTCTGTATGCTGCAGGTTGCTGGAGTTGGCCTGAATATGACGGCGGCTCGGCACATTCAGTTTCTTGACAAGTTGTGGACACCTGGAATGAATCAGCAGGCCATCGACCGCTGCCATCGGATCGGCGCGTCGGAAACCCAGCCCGTTCAGGTTCTCGAGTACCACATGAAGGGAACCATCGAGACTCGAGTTGAGCAGGTGCTGAAGTCGAAGTCCAAACTGTTTGGCACGATTGTCAACGACGTTGACTTCAAGCAGAAGTTGCTTGCGGCGTTGCGGGATAAGGCTGCGGCATGATATGGACATCTCGAAAGAGAAGCGAATCAGCACTCCCGAGTGCTTCGTCTGTCGATGGGCTGGAACAGTCGGGATGGTCTTTTGGCCGCAAGAGCCAGTCGAAGTACCCAGGGAGGAAGTGCCAGATCACTTTACACTTAATGATGCGACCGACCTCATTAAGACTTTCAATCTCCCGACTTATAGTTCGGGCGTCTGGTACGGATACCTCAATGTGCTTGGGGTCATCAAGATCGGAAATAACATCATTCGATCAAACCACAAGAAGATCACAGTCTGCGGACAGCACTGGTTTGCACTCGAAGTTAACTGGGTCAGGATCGCGTGGGACGAGGTCGCACTGGACAGCGTCTGGAACGAATACATCGAACGGATCGAAAGATGAATGAAAAGCTGTACACAACAGACGAGGTGGCAGAGATCTGCCGTGTCAGTACGCACACCGTTCGCCGCTGGCTGCGCGAAGGAGTTATAGAGGCAGCGCGGCCAGGGAGGGCCTACCTCATCTCGGAATCAACCCTGAAAAAGCATCTGGAGGAAAAGCATGGATAAGGAAATCTTTGCCGCAGTTCTCGACATGGAGACGACCGGCCTTGAGGCGAATGAAGATGTCCCGCTGGAGCTGGGTATCTCGCTCATCACCAAGCATGGCGAGACGCTTGCTTACAAGGAATGGCTCCTCTGGGAGCCAACTGAAGACTACGCGGTC